TGTTATATTAGAGTGTATCTGAGCTGAATAATCTGTTTCTGCTATAAAGTTAGCTAATCTATAATCATTAGCATACAATGAATTGGCTGCATTATTATTTGAATTATCTATACCTACTGCATCAAAGTCAGTTGTTACAACTGGTATATATGGTGTTCCACTTACTTCTCCGTAAGCTACTTGTTTAGAACTAAATACACCTGTAGCTGAATTATAAGCTGTGAAATATTCCTTAGTTACTACAGCTTTAGTTACTGCTAATTGAGTGTCATCTGCTAAGTAAGCTAACGCAGGAATATCTGTAGATAATAAATTTGTACCACTTGTAACTAATCCTTTCGCATCATACGTGATTTTTGTATTAGTTCCAGCAGTAATTGCAGTATTCTCATTTACTTTTCCATCCAATGCACTTTGTAATCCTGTAATAAAACTAATAGCATGTGATGTAGGATTTACTTCTGCATCAGTTGTTAAGGTTAAAACTCCACCAGCTGAATAAGTTACGTGTAGATTTCCTGTTGTTACTAAATCAAAGTCATTTGTTGATTGTATAGTTTTTCTTTGTACTCCATCAGATTTTAAATTCCAATACTGATAATTATCGTAAGTTCCTGCGGGTTGGTAAACTCCCGTATGTAAGTGGTTTCCTTCTGAAACAGTCCCTGCTATTACTCCAAAATCTTTATTAAATCCAGTGTTCTTAGTGAAAGCAGGTTCTTTACTATTGAATATATCCCAATCTGTATCTGATAAAGCACCAGTAGTAGAAGTACTTGCTAAAGCTAATGATAGAACTTGAGATGGTAAAGTTCCTAAACTTAATCCATTTGCTGTACCTATTGTAACAGCATCATGTAAAGCTGATTCATCTACTAAAGTTGCATCAGTTATAATTGTATTTAATTCTGCAAGTGTGTCAATATCTTCTAAAAATAAGAATTGCTTTCTTTCAGATGCAGTAGTTATTGTTCCGTAAAATGCATCATCTAAAAACTCTATTGCACCAATATCTGTAACTGTTTTTAAAGCACCTGATTCAAATTTTAAAGGTACTTTATCAATAGACCCAGCTTCTATGTGTATAGATGCAGTAGGTTCTAATATCCCAACTCCTAGGTTAGCATCTACAAGTAAGCTTCTTGAGCTTAATCCACCAGTTCCATCAGCCACTCCTATGATTTCTAATATTCTAGTACTAGCAATAGAGAACCCTACTCCTAATACATCTCCTGAAGTTGAGTCTGAATTTACTGGAATATCTACAATGTCCATTAGTTCTTGATTCACTACATGAAATAATGATGAGATAGCTACTTTATTTCCAAATTCTATGAGGTTATCAGAAGATAGTTTTAGTATATTTGATATGTTACCTGCATAGTCAATTCCTTGTAGCCAGGAAGTATTGTTTGTACCTAATATTATATTACTATCAAATCTTCCTTCTCCATTAATCCACATATCAGCATCTTGTGGTAGTTCTATCTGATTTTGAATGTAGTTAATTGAACCGCTTGAAGGAGTGTAATCATTTATATTTTTTGTAAAATCAAAATATTTGTTTACATTATCCCATATTGCAAATTGACCAGATTCTGTTAAAGGCGTTCCATTAACATCATCCATATCTGTAAATTTAGAATTCCAAGATGGTCTTAACTTTATTGCTCCATTAACTGCGTGTTTAACGATTACATGCCCTATGTATATTCTTTGACCCGGTGCATTCGGCTCAACATTTGTTAGACTTCCTGCTGTTAATCCTACATAAATTATATCACCATTTGCCCACGTTTCACCGTAAAGTGTTCCGGTAGTATTTAATTTTCTAACTTTCCCAAACCAAGTCACTTTACCAAATTCACCTACTGCAATACTTTGAGTTGTAAGACCCATTATATACTGAGAAGGAAAAGAACCATCCGCTATAGCAGGTTGAATATTTATTCTGCCGCTTAGGCCTACTGGTGAATGAAACATTACTGGAGTTCCATTTGGAATTATTGAACCAGTATTATTTCTACCACCATCAAAGATCTCTTCAAACATTTGTCCAGTAACTCCACCAGGAAGTCCTACATCTAGTGTTCCATCATCAGAATTCCATCTCATTAAACCCACCGATACATTACTTGTCGTTGGTGTTAAATTAAATTGTATACCCTCCATAGTTGGAGAACCGTTTATAACCTCTTGTGGCGTTGTCTGATCTAGTTTTAGAAATCCTAAATCCTCAAGAACCTCTTCAGGTGTTCTGTAGGTTACTACATTTAATGAGTTTAACTGTAAAAAGTTACCGACATCATTTAACCTTACAGGAAGTTCTAGACTTCCTATAATCTGTGTGTCTTGATTTATTACGTGTGTAGCCATATTTTATACCCATGTTTCGTGTACAGTTCTCCTCCAAGTATCTGTTGCGATACAAAGATATAAATAATTTGCATCCCATCTAACTTCTCCTGCAGTTCCTGTATCAGTTGCTGAGGTTGGAGGTGGATTAAAAGTTCCCAGTCTTAACTGTCCAATTTCAAGGACTTTTGGTATGATAGTATCTCCGTTTCCATCTACATAAATCTTAGAGGCTGGATCTATTATAGGATTCCCACTAAATGACATCCATTGAACTCCTGACCATCCATAGTATTCTTTATTAACTGTATGAAAGAACCATAATCCTTCATCATCAGGTCCAACAGTAGGAAAAGTAATGGCATCAGGTGCACGCATCTCAGCTGTGCGGGATCTATCAAAATCTAATAAAGCTACACTAATTTTCATATTGTTAGTTTAAGATTACTGTTCCTTGTATTGCGTTAATATATGTTATTCTTAAGTTGTTAATGTCAATGTCTTCTTCATCTCCTATTAATCGGTTTCCCGAAGAGTCATAAACTCTTACTGCAGGAAACTTGCCCATATCGTGTGGAATGTTCCATACAGTTGCTAGAGTTCCTTGTACATGTACTACGTTTTTGTCCTTATTGGCTTCAACTAAAGTATCTACGGCAAGAGATGTTGGATACGTAATATCATCAGGAGCAGTAAAGTCTGTTACTTTATTTGCAACGTCTTCAGGTATAAATTGTAAAGCATCAATAACTGCTTGATATGTTACAGGAAAAGTAGCACCTTCGATATTAGAGAACTTCCCTAGATGAAAGAGCCTAAATGTAGCTGGGTCACTAAGGTCTGATATACCTTGTTTAAGTATGATGTATGCTCTATGAACAGCTTCAGCGTGTAAGAAAGGTTCTTCTACGTAGATATCTCCTTCTAATCCTGCAGTAGCATCTTGCATTGTATCATATTCTGCCTGTCCGTACTGAATTCTAACTGTACCATCAGGTAGTATAAATATTCTTTGAGCTGTGTATAAATCTGCTGTCACGGCGACTAGAGACCCTGCATCGTCCCACATGTTTGGGTTAAGACTCGTAGTAGGAATATACTCTATACTATCTTGTTGTCTATATTGAAATACTTGTTGTATAGCTAAAGCTACTGGTAAGTTATGCGGATCTTGATAATCATTGGCACTATTAATTCCTAATTTGAATATAGTTCCAGCAGTTTTATTAATTGTCATTCCGGTTCCATTCGCTGAGAATTTATTCCCGTCTGTATTTAAAGCTCCTACTGATACGAATAAATCGTGTAGTTGTGAGATTCCAGCCATAGGCTGTGGAGCAATATTACTGACATCATCTACAATTGTATTGTCAATGTGAGAAAGGAAACCAAGTACAATTATACTTCTGCGTTCTGACGGTGTAAATGGAGTACTACTCTGCACTATAGAAGCAACTAATGTTGTAGAGTTATACGAGATTCCAATGTAAGTGACAGGATTTGTAGCTAAGTATGCTGGAACTATATCCGTGAATGGTCCAAATTCTACCAAAGATGTTACAGGAGGTACAAAAGAGTCTGTTGGTGTCCATTCATTAAGTATTCCTATGCCTGCTGCTATATCGAACAAAGTCGGATCAGCATTTATAGCAATTAAACCAAACTTTATAAGTCCAGTTACATAAGGGTTCTTTAACCCAACGAAATTATTTATTTCTGCTTGAGTATATTTATCTAAATCGGAGATATCAACTTCAAGATGCGTGTGAGCTAATGGTGGTTGTTGAATGTGTGTATGTGTTGTTAAAGAATAATCAGAGAACTTCGCTATTAAATCTAATTGGTCTTCAAGAGTTCCAATAATATCTCCCCATTCAACTGGAATAGGCCCTGAAATAGGAAGCCATTCAGGTACACTCTGAAAATATCTATATTCTATGTCCTCATCTAATACAAATGAAGTCATCCTATCATACTTAACAGGTATTAAAGCTAAACTAGTAAACGTATCTACTTGCATACGTGCATCAATTGGCATTGGTGCATTTATCTGAAATCCTATGTTTAAATTCTTAGGCATAATTTAATAAATTAAGTATTTAGTTCCTGCTACTAGTGTTACATCTATAACTGCTTGGTCATAATCTGCTTGGCTTATTTCAACTATATTAGTTATTGCAGAACTTCCTGTAGGTTCTCCCGTAATGGTGGATATTAGTATCTCTGTTACTGTTGATTGAGAACCTAAAGATATAAAGTTTTGAGCTGTTAGTGTACTTGTTACATTCATAGCACCACTAACAGTTCCTCCTATCTTAGGAAATTTTAAGTTTAAAGCACTTTGTAAATCTGCCTGAGCTGACAGAGTTCCTGTTATAGTTCCCCAAGTAGTTGCTGTTGCAGATCCTCCTGGAACATAAAGACTCCAAGAACCACTGACGTAGCGATAATCTGTATCCTCATCTTCTACATAAGTAATAAGGCCATTATACGGAATTGTAATATTCGCAAGACCAGAATAGGTAGAGACTTTAAATCTAGAATCTATTGGTAGTGGTGCGAATACTGTAAAACCTATATTAAGTGCTTTGCTCATAATTTACATTAGTTTATACCCAAGCGGCTGTTGCTACTCTTTCCCAACTGTTTGTTGCTACACAAGTATAAATAAATCCTGCTTCAATAGCAATCTGTCCTGTAGTTCCTGTTGAGGTTGCTGTTGCAGGGACTGCTACAACTTCAGCAAAACTTAGTTCAGTTGCTTGTAATCCTAATTTTATAGGATTTCCTTGAGTATTATAGAAGTACATTATACGCGTATCTTGCGCGATAAAACGAACTCCTGGTTTGTCTCTTACAAGTTTCTCTGCATCATTCCCAATGTACAATTTGCCTTTTTGAATTTCTATAATCATGATTTTAAAATTTAAGTTAATTATCTGTATAAAGTTAAAGTTGAAACGAGTGGTGACCTATACCCCCATCTGTAGACAGAGTAGATAATACCATTAACAAGAACATCTACGGGTGGACGAATAAAATCTCCCACTGCAATTATAGATGAGTTGGCTCCAAATTCTACCCACTTAGTGTAATCTCCTGCTGTCTGAATCTTAGGTACAGCTATAAATCCTTGCTGTCCTGCTGTTGTATCCACATTCATAGTTACTTGCTCTGTAGTGTCCTGGAAATCCGAAACTCTGGCTAAAATTTTAGCTTGTGTTACTGTAACTGCAGTATCATCTGCAGTAGATTCTTTATTATAATAAGATTTATCCCATACATTTACAGTTATTACTATATCTTCCATATTAGTAGCACTAAGTGTCCACGTAATTGGTCCATATACTGATAAAGGATATTCTAAAGGAACTGCTGGTGTGTAGGAATTTCCTGTTACAGCTTGAGCAATAAGAACTCCTTCGGAATCTGTAATAGTCATACCGGCAGGTACTCCTGTTGTCTCCCATGTAAACTGGGTGATAGTCAGAGTTGACCCTACTTCAGCTGCTGGTACGTAAGAGTCGAAAGTGAATGTACTTAGGTCTACGGTTCCTGATGCAGTTAAAGCTAAATCCCATATATCTTGTAGCAAAGTTCCAATAGGAAACACTTGCCCTATGTAGATTGAACCTAAACTTACTTGAGAAGTTATCTCAACTGTGAGGGCACCTCCAGCACCTAATAAATCTAGTTGGTCTTGTAGAGTACTGTCTCCTGCTATTCTATCTGCAATCTCTGCGATTAAGTTATCTGATATAACTATGTCTTCGTCTATACTTGCTTGCTCTACTGCATTAAGTTGTGGAATAGTAGCATATACACCTACGCCTGGAGTTCCTCCTCCTGCCACGGGTGTGTACTCTAATCCTACAAATCCAAAAGATACCAGATTTCCTTCTATTGAATAGTAGTCAGTCATCCCTTGAATTTCATCTGCAGTCCAAGTTAATGTAGAACTTTCCAGAACTTCGATAGAGAGTTGCAACTCAATAGAGAGCTGTACTTTGTAGTCATCAATATCATTACGAGAATACTCTTCTACCAGAGCTACCGTTAATTCCGCTATTTTTTGCTTAGCTCTACTTACGTAAAGAGCTTCAGCCGTTGATAATACTCTATCGTAGTACATAATTTAAGATATTTGTTTGTTTACTCTAATGTCGTCTAAGTTCTCTACAATACCGTAGTAATTGCTGTACAATCCTAAAGCCCAATTATACCCGGCACCATCAATAAGAGCTGCAAAGTAATCCAAGTCAGTTCTTTTGTAATACAATTTATTTTGGTCGGCTCCATTAAGTATGTCATATTTTACCTGAGCAATGTATTCAAGATTCAATTGGTTCTTATACGTGTAAGCATAAGCTAAATAAGGAACTTCAAACGTTACCGAGTAAACTGCATCTCCAATATGATCAGCTAAATCTACTATGTCCCAAGTTGCTCCATTATACATCTTAAGTAAGTCATCTGTATCTACTGCAATGTCTCCATTTACGGGACTTGTAGTTACGGCTACTGTTAAGAACGCGTACCCTAAGAACGTGTATCTTCCATCAGCGTTAGTTACCGCTGACCAACTTACATCCGTGGTAGGTTCTTCCGGAGTGACTGCAATTGGTGAAGATGTCGCACTAAGTCTGTAACTACCTGTTACAAATACTCCGTAACTAGATCTTGCTCCTTCAGCTGAATCTGCCCAAACAGATACATCGTCGATTGCTAAATTGGCACCTTCATTTGAGATGCTTCCTGTTGCTAATAATAATTCAAATGCCATAATATTTTAGTTTTAATTTAACCATTTACTTCTTTCGTGTAATCCTTCTGGAGTAAAAGATACTAAATGTTTATAAAAAGGAAGTGTTTTTCCTAATTTAACTTTTAATCTATTTTCACCTTTTCTCCATCCTGCTTCATATTCCTCTAAAGGATAGGCCATCTGAGCAGTTAATTCATATAATGACTCTCCTAAACTTACTGTAGCAGCAGGAGATCTTAATAATTTTAAAGCTTCTGGTATACTTGCATAAGCACTTAATTCTGCTCTAAATCTCAACAGTTCATATTGTGAAAATCTGAATGCTCCTAATGCAAGTCTATCTTCCCAATTGTCTCCATCGTAATCATCTTCTATTTCTTTTCCGATTTTCCCGAACATAACACTTGCTAAGGCTGTAACAGTAATCATAGAAGCTTCTACTAAGAACCTCCTTATATTAGCTTTTTCGTGCGGTGTCAGATGTGCCCAATTTTCTTTTGCTACTGCTAAGTTAAACTTTTTTATATCTCTTGCAAAGCTAAACAAAGCTCTACCACCTGAACGATAAAATCCTTCAACATCTTGCTCTAGCAAATGATTAGGACTAGCTTTCCCGTATCTTTTTTTAGCTGATTCTGCCATCCAACCTCTAAATTGTAGCAACATATCACCCAAGGCGTGTTGTTTTGCAGCACCCGCAGTCTTAGGACTATAGTTACCGTGAGATTTTCTATTAACTCCTCCTATTTTATCCCCTATTCTATTTTGTTGCTTCGTATCATATTGAACTAATGAACCATCTTTCTCTTTAATGTAAACGTCATCAATTACTAATTTACCTTCCTTAAGAGAATGTACATTTAACAGAGTTCCTATTTCAGTTCCTGATTTATCGTATGTTTTAGTTGCATCAAGCATTGCTAGTCCAGATCTTACCTGAAGTAAATGCTCAGCACCTGAAGTTAGAAAGTATGCTGTACTTGTTTTTAGTAGCCTTCTCATTCTAGTTCTCTCGGCAGTACTAATTTGCTCTCCACCATAATTCTGCAAGAGATCATAATGCTCTTCTATTAAATTAACTATAGATGAAGGAGTTCTTGCACCTATATCTCCTAGCATATTTGAAGTATCTTTACGATAAAACGTACTAGCAGTCTTTAAATTTTTAAATGAATAGTACTCTCCACCTGCGGCTTCCATTAAATTAGAATACTCTCCGTATGTTGTATTAGCTCCAGCTGCTGTTAAATTAAATGGTATTTGTAGTATTGATGTGGCTCTAGTTACCCCTCTAAGACCTTTATTAACATCTACATTAGTTCCTAATATATTTATAGCTCCTAAATCCTCTTGCCTCATTCCGTATAATTGCATATCATACACTTTCATCAACTGTTTATATGCAGTAGACTCTGGACCTGTAACATCAGAGTTTCCATAAGTCCTTTTCTCAGAACCTACAACTTCAGCTATTGCATCAAACACGTGAACCTGCTCGTACTTCGCTGTAAAACTAGTAGCCATTACGTGAAAAGCTTGAAGATTACTAGCTACATCTCTAGAAATTACTTTAAGTAGTTCTGATTTTGCTTTTGCTTCAGCTGCTTCTTCTGCTAATATGTCTGCCTCTTCGTGAGATTTCCCCTGTTCAGTATAAATATCATATATTTTTTTATAAGCTTTTTTGTACTCAACAGAATTATATTTTTGTGTATAGAAAGTAGGGATTCTCTTGACAGGTTTTCCTGTAGAGTCTTTTAATTGCCCTTTTTCCATATCTAGATTAGTAGCTATAATTTTATTTCTCATGTTATCCTTTAGTACATTGTACTTGTCAGCCATATTACCTCCTTGAAGTAATTCTAATTCTGATCTCATAACACTCGGCATACGCGTACCCATCTTAGATGAAGTAGGAAGACCCACATCAAGAGTTCTCATTGTATCGTTGTAGAACACAAGAAAGTCCATTAATGCCGGACGTCCTTTTATAGTGGCCAATTTAGCTAACATCTTTTGATGTAGAGGTGTTGTATTGTCTGCTGTAACAGTAGTATCTATTACATGAAGTTCGTTGTTATGTTCTACTAAGATATCATCAAATACTGTATCTGCTTTACCTGAGTACTCAGCTTCTACAGCTTCTAGTTTACCTTGTAGATCCTTACTAAAATCTATACCTTGTCTACGTGCTTTATGATCAGTTCCTCTTAGTCGTTTAGACGCTTCAAATAAAAGTCTATCTTTACTATCTCCCATATGCATCACCTGGTACTCAGTCCAAGTTACATCCTGAGGTGCACTATCTAATACTGCTCTAATATCTTTTTTGGACCAAGTAGGGTCATCTTTATGAAACTCTTCAACTAAGAACTCCTTAGATTTAGCTACATAGAAGTTTTGTATATCATTAATTTTCTCTGTTGTTCCATCAACCATTTTAAAACTATCTGAAAACAAAGATGCTACTTCAGAAGAGTCTAATAGTTGAGATTTCATAGTTCCTATTATGTCATAACTTGATGCTGTTTTATTTAATCCAGAAAATGTTACAATATCTTCTCTTGTTACAGCCGGCTTCTTAAATGCTGTCTCTGCTATTTGATATAATGAATTAACGTGAGCAGATGCAGACTCAAAGAACTTAGGAATACTAGTGTTTACTGATTCTGTTTCTAGGATTTCTAGTAATTTTTGAAGGTTAGCAACATGTGTGTTGTCTCCTTTGTACTGCAAGTACTCAATTCTGTTCTCTATTTTAGCAATTATTTTTGGAATATTATTGACTAACTTCTTAAATATTTCAGCAGCGTAGTCAAGTTCTACTTTAGCGTAGTCAACTCCGTGAGTGTATCTACCTGCAGCTATATCATCGTATATAGGTTCTCCATTAAGATCGTTTTTACCCTGATACTCTTCTACGAATGCATCAGTTTTTGTGTAAAAGTACATATCTATTGCATCATCACTAGTCACAGTAGCTTTTACTATATCTTTAAATAAGATAGAGTCTCTTCCATTAGGTGCTTTAAGATTTAATTCACAAGCCATATTAACATTTTTTTAGTTTACTTACAAGCTCCATATCGGAATGCTCTAGAAATTGAGTATATCTATCAGCTACATATTTGCTGAAAAATTCCTTGTACTCAGCCTCAAAATTATTTTTTTCCGCACTTTTTCTATGTGCGAAGGTAGCATTTTGTATTGCTCCTGCGTATATATCTTGAATGAACTCTATATCAGAAGCAGATTCTTTATTCTTTTCTAACCTTTCTACAAGAACTTCTAAATACGCTTTTGCATCAGCATCATTATCTATTGTAAATTCATCTTCTGAGATAAGTTCTTTTATATAACTTCGTACCGTTTGAGTTTTAGTTACATCTTTAAAATTAGAGTGTTCATTTCCTACATTATTCATAACATTCTTGTTAACTTTACTTGCCGAATCACGTTTAGCTTTAGCTAATATACTTGCGTAAGGAACATTAAATAATGAATCTTTAGAGTGGTACTCAACAGCTAAGTTAGGTATACCCCTATCATCTTGTCTTGCGTAACCTTGCCCATCAAAGTACAATAATCTCCATCGTTTATCTATGAATGATTTCGCGTATAAGGGTGGTTTATTTGTTTGAGTAAGACTCACATCATATATGTCGATAGGTAATGTACTTACGTTATTAGCTAGATACATATGCATAAATGCACCTATACTATCAGTTGAATAAGAACTCTCGTCATTAGTTGTTTTCTGCAAGTCTCTAAAGAAATCAGGTAGTGAAACATTATTCGCGTCCGCTTTCTTTCCACCCATAAAATCATGATGTGCTCTAGGAGGTAAAAAATCCATGTAAGAATTTATAGACCTAGAATACCCATAGAACATAATAGCATAATCAGCTAAACTTTTAGCTAATTTCTTTTCTATATCAGAATTTGAGTCCATTAAATCTTCATAGTAAGCAATCATTGACTTAGCTTTCGTAGGAGTTATAGCTCTGGCCACAGTATTTCTAAACGTTACAAACTTCCTAGAACCTTCAGTTACTATGGTAAGGTTCTCAGTGAACCCATTTTCCACTTCTGTATTTGACTTATTAATTTTTTCTCTGTAAGCTTTTAGTATGTTAGCAGTAGAATCTGGGTTAGTGCTATCAATCATACTTGTATAATCCTTAGCCATTGCCCTAGAAACTTCACTTGTATTATTGATAATAGATTTATCATTAGTTGCTACAAATGTATCGTAAGCTGCTAATACTTTAACTGCTTGAAATTCATCTAAGTACCCTAGAGTTTCAGTTGCATTTCTAATTACTTTTTGATATTGTTGTGTTGCTGTTGGAGATGTTTCCTTAAGAATTTGTAATGGTCTGTTTAAAAGATAAGTCTCCATAGTTGCCAAATGAGTGTTTATATATTTAGCGTGATCTATTTTTATCGCGTGAGCTTCATAATCTTTTTTACCTCTAAGTAAAGGTAATAGTTTTGTAGTTCCTGTTTCAAAATCAGAATGTTCTAGTACCCAAGAAGAAGTTCCTTCAATAGATGCAAGATTTTCATACTTAGCAATAATTCCTGCGGTAGTTGTAGGAGTTCCAGAAGAATCTATATTTAATAAAGTTTGTGCTTTACTTAAAGCAGAACCGTTTGTGTATAATTCATTGAATACTTCTAATGATAATGTCATATCGTTAGGAGTTGTAGAATTCATTATACGCTTAGCATCATTCATTCCAAAATTTGGGAGTTTTTCAAAACCCTCTTCTGTATTAAGTTTTAACCCATACTTCCTAGCTATAGTACGAAGGGCTACTTCGTGAGCTTTAGTAGGATAATGCATTCTTTCTAACTTAGGATATAATGCTGCAAGTTCTTTTATTACTGGAGCATTTAAGAATGTAGTAGCGAACTCTATTCCGTGTCCTGCACTAATAAGTAATAATGCTGCTGATGCTGTATACTGATTGATATTTAACTTACCTAATAATGGATCGTTTGCATTATCTAAGGCTGCATTTTGAATCTCAGCAATTTCATCTGATATCCTAGCTCTATATTTTCCTTTAACTAAGTTCCAAGTTTCTCCTAGTGCAACTTCTTCTGCATTTTCATTTACTCCTTTAATACGAATCGGTTTTACAAAGGCTGTACCTATATGTTTTGCTACTGCATGACTAATAGATGCGATAGAAGATATTCCAATCATATCTCCACCTTGCATATTGTTATTTCTAAAGTCTTCTTGTGACTGTACTGATGACAACATTCCAGAAGTATCTCCATCTGTATTAGGTGGATAAAGTTCTGTTACTGCTCTAGTAAGTGAAGTAGTTCTGTTTGGAAGCAACAACTCTGAAACATAAGCAGGACTTGAAAGAACTGCTTTATGGTACTCCATAATGTAAGCTTGAGACCTATTTATAGTTGCTAGTTCTGTATTATAGTCTATCTCTTCAGCTAATGTTTCAATATTTCCTTTTTCTAAACTATTTAGTTTATTTTGAAGATATTGAAATAATTTAGGTGCTTTTTCTTTAAGCATTGCTTTACCGGTACCTATCCCATCAGCAGGCATTACAATAGTTTTACCACTACTTTTAGCTAATTGTATTTGGGTATCTACATGATTTTTAAACCATTTAAGATCATTGTCTGTTAAATAAGAACTTGCAGAAGTGCCTCTATCTTTTTTAGTATCTATACCAATAGCATTTGATAGTCCTCTAATAACAGCTTGCGTCATTGATGGAACATGTTTAGTTACAGTTCTATCATTAGTATTATCTCCAAATAAAAATACTTTATCTTCCTGAGACGCTACTTGTCGTCTATTCCAAAATCCTTTGAATATTTCTATTTTAGATTGTCCAACAGTAGCATTATAATTAGAAATATCTTCATCTATAATATCTTCTAACATTTGTTTATAAGATTCAGCATGTCTATCTATAGTACTATCTAGTACATTAGCTCTGTCTACAACTTTTTCAAACTCAACCGCATTTAAAGTATTGTATCTTCCTAATTTTTTAATGCCTTCTTGTGTCCAACCTTCTTTATACCAAGTATTTTCATTTAACCCTTTAGTTATTTTAGTAATTTTTACAAGTATTTTTTTTGTTGTTCCATCAATAGATTTACCAAACATATAAGTATAAGAACCTTCTCTTAAATCATATTTCTTCAATTCAGAATCAGTTCTTGTTGTTCTTGTTCTAAATTTACTATCTATCATGTCAATAGAATAAGGATTTTTACCTAAGACATTTTTAACCTTTTGATTAGCTTCTTGTATAGTTCCATATTTCTCAATACCGCTTTGTAAATTTTGAGGTATTAATGTATTATTAGGTCTTAAATCTGCTTCTTTTTTAGCTTGATTATATTTATTAGTATCATCTTTAATTCTTTGTTTGGCTAATTCAGGATTCAAGTCCATTAATTTATACTGAATATTAGCATCAGGTAATACTTTTTTAATAGCTTCAATAAAAGGTCTTCTTTTATCTTTAGTTAAGTTAGTAGTATCAAATATTACTTGTTTATTATTTTTTACCGCTTGTATAGCTCTTTTAGTGGCCTCTTCATAAATCTCTTTATCTTTAGATTTATCGTTCATATCTCCTGTAAACTTAACTCTCATTTCATCAGGAGAAATAACTACAAATTTATTATTTTTATTTATAGATTTAATCCAAGTAGATTTACCACTACCACTTATACCAATAGGTAATATTACATCTGCTAAAGCTAACTCAGAACCTACCCGAGCCCCACTTGAACGGTAGCTTTGTTTTTTAAAGACTCCTTTGTCTACACCAAATTTGTGCATTTCAATATACACTTTATCAATATCAAAATCGGATCCGGACTGCTCTACAATTTCCCCTGGAACTTGAATACTTGCTCCAGCTTCTGGTGGTAAGAAATCTTTGATAGTAGCTGCAAGCATAGAGTTCTTTCCTTGAGTAGGAATTCTGTATAGAACTATATCTGCAAGTCCAGCTTCTTTTACTTTAGCAATACTAATTTCTCCATTTTCAGATACTTGTCTAAATAATTGAGCATAATTCTTATCGTTAGATTCTTGTATAAGTTTATTCCTGTGGTCAGTTAGCTCAACCTTAATAGCAGCAGGTGATAGTCTTTTATTTAAAGTCTTTCTAAAAATTTCTACTCTAGCGTTGATATTTTTCATACCAGCTTTAGTTCTTTCTTTAGAAATCTCTCTAAGCCTATTTGTAAAGTATTGAGAACTCACTCTAACCTCAGCAGGTTTAATAGTGTAGTTTTTCGTTTCTCCTCTAGCTATGTCTTCAGCTGCAGCTAACAAAGCATCTCCTGTAAGTTCTACTGCTCCTTTCTTTATACCTACAAACTTCAGATCACTATTTACAGAAATTCCTTCTTCTGTATACATAGTTCCCATACTAGAAACTTGAACAGCTGAGTACCCAGGAAGTTTCATTTTAGATACTTTCTTTCTAAACTCTGCTGCTATGGAAGAGTCAATAGCACTTTTAATAGTAGGGTAGTTTGCAGGTAGCAAAGAGTCTCCTTCTTCATTTAAAGTACGTAGGGCGGCTTGATAGTACTCAGCATTTTTAAATGGGTTGTACTCAAGCTCTCGTAGTATTGTATTTATGACCCTCTCCATATTTACATTACCGTTCATATCTTTATATTGGGATATGACCCCTTCTCCTATTGAAGATACTACATTAGATATTGCTTTATTGTAATTATCTAGAGCTACTGTACCGGTCTCTCCTAAAATATCTGCATTAGGATTATGATTGGCCATAATAAGTTTTCTTATCTGAGAACCAAATCTAGCTGCTGTTTTCTTAGTTACTGGAGTCACCTGAGGAACCCTCATTCCATCATTGTCTAAAGTAATATGTTGTGCTGTATCTAGGTTTTTTATGTCTGTAACGTTCCTAATTCCTACCTTAACTGCAGATTCCATTACAACTTCATCTGCTCTACCACTTCTAAGTTCTCTAGATATTTTTGCTAGTCCTGGAAATGCTTCATCACCGTTAGAGTTCTTACGTTCAAACAATGTAGGTATAGCTGGAAATACTGCATACTTTAATGACAGAGGTGCCATCGCATTATGTTGAGCTGATACTTTTTGTACTTTAAAGAAGAAATGTTTTAGAACTTCTAGCGTAGCATCTGAGGTAATTTCTTTTGTGTTGTCTTTAGCCCATTCATTTAATTGATCTACCATTTCTACTAGTTCATCTGTATGAATTCCTCTAGCAGCCATAGATTGTAAGTACCTATTTACACTTACAAAACCCTGTCCATCAGCTAAGTCTATACCTTCTGCATTCATAAACCCATCTCCTAATACATTGTATACTTTACGTAATTCAGCTTTAATGTTAGCTTCTTTAAGTATTTTTAGTTTAAAAGTTTTATCTACTCCTGAATGAAACATCTTAGTGTTATGTATGATTTCATTATTCATATCTGTTTCTAAGTCGCCTGACTCTCTCATAGTAGAGTTTATAGCAAACTTAACTCCGGGAGTAAATGGTAATCTAAATCTTTTATTTATATTGTTTTTCTGTTCTAGTGTAGTTCCTTCTTTATAAAATGCAGGGTCTCCAGCATAAAACAATTGTTGTTCGTACCCATAAATAAAGTTGTTAGCAAGAAACGTATCCATTTCTGCACTAGTTAAATTATTAAGGTATTTATCTTTAGATTTAAAAGAGTTGTTATCATTTTTAACAAATACTCCTTTATCTGTATAGTACTTAGCATCTGATTCCAACATCTTAATAAACTCTTTCTCTGCTGTTGGGTAAAGTTTAGTTACTGTTGCTTCAATATTTGACTCACTTAGGTTAGCAGCATTAATGTCTACTGCATTTAAAGACTGGAATAAATTAAATTTAGACGCATTCCCTGGAGACTTATTTGTTTTAGAATAATTTTTAAATCCTTCTAAGTTAGGGGATTCAATTATCCTAGCAAGTTCTCCTGCAATTTGGTCTTTAATCCATCCTGAAATATCTGCTGGAGCAATCTTTCCATCTACAACTACTTTCTGTGTAGAAGTACCTTTTTTGTAATTTAATTTAGGTACAGCTATAACTGTAAGGTTTCCATTATCCCCTTGAGTAGGGCTCATTGCATTGAAGTACCCTTGCATAGTATTTGGTCTGAAGAAGAACTGCATTCTAGATGTCAATGCATCATAGGTAGATAATTGTCCGTAAGTTCTTCCAGACTTAGCTTTTTGATTGTTTGTTAATGTATCTAAAGATTGCACACGAAAATTTACTTTGTGAGGTCCATCTTCTGTAAGTACATTATATAAAATACTTTTGGCATACATAGGGTCACTCCCATAATCATCTTGAGCCTCCTGAACTTCTTGTAGTCTACGCCACATATCCTGAGCTTCTGTGCTCATATTAAATGCATGAACTATTGTTCCTCTTCCTGATAAGTGAGCACCAACGTGCATATCTGTTCTAGATTCTGCTACTGCATCTGCTAGTATATTAAGGTATTTATTTTCTCCGAATGCATCTGTATCCTTAGCAAATACATCATTTCCAGTATAAATCTGATCCCTTACTATTTTAGCTAGCATGGTTTTGATAATTTCACTAGGAGATTTCTTAGCAGTACTATCACTAAATCTACGAGGATTGGAATGTACTAAATCTATAATAGCTTTGATATCTGATTTCCCAATTTTTGTAAGCCCGGCAAGTTCAAATTGTCTAGCTGCCTCTTCTAAATGAGTGTTCTCAAAATTATTTAATCCTTCTATATTCTTATTAGGTTCTGTTTTTCTCTTCCGCGGAATAATTTCTCCTTTCTTATTTCGTTTAACAGGTAAAGCTTGAACTGTACTTAAGTATTTACGTAGAACTTCTCTCTTCTTATCAAGAGACTTCACTGGACTTTGCTGTACATCATCTATAGTCTCACTCCACGCATCCTTAAGTTTACTCTTAACTTTAGCGTTATTGGCATCCGTCACTAAAAGAGTAGTTGCATCTTTTTCTGCAATATTAATCATATCATAATCCGCCTTAGCTAACGTAAATAAAGCTACTGCTAGTCTATCATAGTCTCCTAAGTTAGGAACATAAACAGGTTTCTCCTCCATAAGAACCTCGTATAGAGGAATAAGTTCAGGAGTAGTAGTTAAAGAGTTCTGAAGTTTCATAGCCATTTCATCCATAGACTGAACTCCCTTGGTTACTTTAAATAACTTAGAAAGAATATCTTCTGCACTGCTAGGTCTGAAAGAACCTATTGCTGTAGTTTCATATATATTTTGTCTGTTGTATACTAAATCATCTGCAGTTTTATTAGACCACTTGTAGTTCTTTTTAACTTTTCGTAATTTTCTTAGGGCTATTTTTAATGCGGGTAGTACTGAGTTCATAGTAGGCATCTCTAAAATATCCATAGAGTAGATAAGTTCACTTGCTGTCTCGGCTTCTTCTGCACTGTAAGTACCTTCTCCACTAGCCTCCAATGCATCTTTGTATGCTTCAGATTGGTCTATCTCTATTTGATCTTTGCCTATTCTAATATGAATTCCTATATCTCTAAGTTTTACTCCAAGAGGACCAAGAATTTCATCTTGTCCTATGAAGTAAGGCATATCTACAATAGCTTTTTTCATTAATGCGTAATGCTCTTCTGAGTACTGGTCAGCAGCTTTACTACCAAGTTCTAGCCATATTTTGTTCCTTACTGCAGTAATAACTTTCGGAAGAAGTGTAGCATCTTTTGTAAGAGCTTTAGTGTCAATTCCTCCTAGTGTGTACATACTTTGAGTTCCCTGGATAGTACTGAAAGCTTCTACGATTTCATCAACTAAAAAGTCCATAATATCATCCTGCTCCCTTCTGTCTTTAAACCCTTCTAGTTTATACTTAGGACTGCTTATGTAATTTTCTTGACTAACTTCTCCTTGCTCATTTTTCCCATACATTTTAATGTAGGCTTCCTTATTTGAAGATAATTCTAAGTAAGTTTCTAGGGCTTCCCCAGATTCCATAGTACTATGCAGAGCTTCAAATAGTTTTGAAGATTCTCCATTTTCTAACAATACTTGCTCTACTCGACATCCCATTTTAACAAACTATTTTAATTCTTCCTTTAGCTTTTAAACTTTGTAAAGTTACATTATTTTTCGGCGATAATTGTTTCGTAAACTCATTTACTGATTGTATTCCACTAAGAGAAGCTTTGAACCACGTTTTACTTGGAGTTTTTGTGAACCCACCTTCCATTATTTTAGTAAATACATCCGTAACTACATCAGAAGATCTAGTACCTTTAAACCAATCAATAATACTAGCAAAGAACTTCTTAGCTTTATCAGCATAAGTTTCTTTCTTATAGGTTTTTTGAAATTCCTCGAATTCCCCTGCAAACTTTTCTTCAAGTTCTAATGACCACTCTTTTTCTCCTCGCTCTTTAGCCATCTCAGCTCTTTCAGAAGGAGTTAAATATAAATCAGCAACGGCGTGAAAAGCTTCGTGGAAAATTGCTCCTTGTTTAGCACCTTTCACTACGTAAGCAACTCCTTGGTTATAAGCACCTATTGCTTGAGCACCAAATCTTTTATGCATATAAGCTACATCCTTCACTACATTAACTGGAATTTTAGGTAGTAACTTATTAATCTGAGTTACTTCGTCATTAAATTGTTCATTAGTAAATACCTCATCTTTACTAGCTAGTTTAAATGGTGTAGTGTTCTCGTCCAAGAACTTATTCATTACAGCATTAACATCTGCGTTAGCATCTGTCTCTGCCATAAGAGTTATGGTCTTAGTAAGTTTAATAGCCTCAGCAGGAGTTATAATTCCTTTAGCTATTGCGTTCTCAAATTGAGCTACGGCACCTGACTCTACTCCCATTTCTTCTAGAGTCTCTTGAGCTCCTTGGGGTTCTTGGCTTTCTTGAGTAGTATCAGTATTTTGAACTATACTCTTATTTGTAGGAGTTACTGGAGTACTTTTAGTAGTTCCAACTACATTATTCTGACGTATTACTGTACCTCCTTTAGTAGTAGCGGGTCTAACAGATTTAGTCTGGGTAGTAGGCTTTACAGTTTTTGCTTTGTCTAACCTAAGTGGTCCAACTTCATCTAATCCTAGTGCAGGCACAAGAGGTAATATTCTAGCTGTTCTAGCTTTCGTATCCCCGGCTGAATAATCTACTTTAACTGGAACTACAAATAGTTTTTTATCTGCAAGTATTCCATAAGTATTATTCAGTATAATCCTATAGGCTGATAATTGTTTTTGATGTTTAATTCTATTAGAATCTCTTACACCTTTTTGTCTTTTACGTTTTGGGGTAACACCATCAGCTTCAAAAACACCTTTAACAGTTTTCCAAATAGTTGTATCTTCATATCTATTATCAGTAGTAGGATCAAATAACATAGTTTTAATGTCGTAGATACGAACTGCTCCTTCATTATCATAAGTAAGTAAATCTATTGTACCAGCTCTCTTTGTAGTCTTATCGAAAAGAACCATCCCGGTAGATACTACTGTCTGTCCTGCAATACTTTTCTTAAATGCTTGCAATGAGGTTACAAATTCATCAAAGACTTCTTCAGTTATGGCATAACTACTATTCCAAACTAAAGAGGATTCTGTAGGGTCAAAGAAATCACGTATCATATTATCAATACCAGTTCCTATTACTTGACTGCTTTTTAATTTTGGAGTTATTACATCAGGATTTTCTGAAAAGATATCAGTAACCCTATCATATTTAGTATAGTTTCCACTCGCATCCTTATCATTTACATTTACATACCATTTAAACTCTTTATCTAAACCTACAAGTTTACTATCTTCACTAAGTCCCTTAATATTAGGAAGTTCATTTTGTATAGTTTCAAGTACCGTTTTAACTTCTTCAACTCGTTCTTTTTGAAGTGAAGTGCTTGGACTTTTAGTAGCAGGTTTAACTGGTTGAGATGGAGTATCTGCAGTAGAGAACCTATCTGCATACATCTCAGTTTCTAAACTAATTACTACATCCAATGCATCAATCATCTCTTCATACGCAGAGGTTAATTTTGATTGCCCTGTTTGTTGAATAGTTCCTGTTCTGTCCCCAGGAGCTACTGTAGATGCTATGTGAACTGCTTTACTTGTGTACTTACTTCTTGTTAAAGAGTACACGGTAGCTTCTGATTTAATTACAGAAGTAGGTGAAGGATTATCTTTTATAGCTTTTACTACATCTCTAAGTAATTCTATGTGGCCAATCTTTTGTTCACTTGAAGCTACGTTCTCCCTGGCTGCTATTTTAGTATTAAGAAGACTTAACATATCCTGAAAATCTTGGTCAGTATACGGAACTGCATCTAAAAATGCATCGTTCATAGCTTTTATGTACTCAACATCAACAGGCCCATCAGGATGCACATCTAATAGTTTATCTCTGTATTCTATAACACCATCAAACCCTTTGGCAATGTTACCGGCTCTTTTAGAGTTCCCTACTAGTTTAGCGAAGACATTTTTAGTGTAATGTAACCCTAAAGCATCTGAAGCTACAGATAAAGAGTGTAAAGAGTTATCCGTTCCTGAATCATTTTTCTCTGCTTCATTTTCCTCTCCATAAGCTCTCTTTTTAAGATAAGTTGTTCTAGCCTCTAATGTATTTACAGCTCTAGTGGCAGACTCATGTTGAATAGTACCGGGTCTCGCTTTTTTTAGTTTGACTCTCGCGTCAGCTAATTGACGAAATGCTCCTTTTTCTTTAAATAGATTAGCAGGATACATTTGTACTCCTTTGCTTTTTTCACTAAATCTTACTACTATAGTTCCTTTAGGAGTGGTACTCATAACTACTCCATCTCCGTGAACTGGACTCCATATTTTTTCATGTCTAGCAAATTCTGATATACCCTCAGCTTGAGTGAACTTACTATCTACAGTAGCTTTTCTTACTGTGTATAAATTTAATTCTTTTGATTTTACTTTAGCTTGAATTTCCTGTAGTGCAAGAACTCCTCTAGCCATTAAAGGTACTTGAGAATAATTCTCTAATGGTAAAGCGTTTAGACTATCCTCAATAGTTTGAAGTTCTTGGGATTTCTCCTCAGTAACCTCTTCCATAGTATCTTTAATTATAGTCGAAACATCTTCTTTGATTCCGAAAGATGCTGCTATGTCTTGAAACGCATTCACCATTCCGGTTTCTGTAGTTTCATTACTCACTACTTTCATGCTAATCTCAATAGAGTCTGGATCTAGTATAGTGTCTATCTTATCGTTGAAGTCACTTATAGTTTCATCAGAAGCATCCTTTTCGTATATAGCTTGTTTAGGTGCTTTGTCTTCTCGTACTTTTTCTAATTTTTTATACTCGTTTACTCCGTATGCAATGTCATCCCCAAGCAATTGGATATCAGCAGAAGCTCCTACGTATACATTATTAAGATTTACATCAGAAACTAATCCACTATCATCTACATACTCTTGCATTGCCTGAGCTCCATCTACTATATCCTCATTAAACAAAGTATCCATAGACATACGAGAACGTTTTCCTTCAAGTATATCCATAAATTCTTCAGCGTTATCTAAAGGATTTATCACTTTCCATCTATGCGGTCTAAGTTCATCCCTAACTTCTATGGCCACTACATATTGATTTGTACTCTCAGATACAGCGATAGTAGGTTTAAAGTAATCTGGACTTACCAGTGGTCGTCCTTTACCATCTACTGAGGTTCTCTCAGTACCGTCTTCATTCTTTCCTTTTATAAATTTCTGCTTATTCCTTTTAGAAATTACTATATGCTTTAAAATAGAATTCTTAAATGAATCCCAGAATTCAGTCACGGCTACATCATCAGCTTTTTTATTTTTATCTGTAGCAGCTTTCCTTTTAAGACTACGTGCAAGTCTTCTCTGCTCTTCTGCAGAGTTTACTTCATTACTTGACTCGGCTTCTCTTTTATATTGCTCGTCTAGTGAAATCTCGTCAGCAATCTCGTCCTGCATTAATTCCTCAACGTGTTGTTGCCACTCTTCCACCACGTCATAAGCTTTATTATCCATACCTTGAGAACTTGGAATTTCTCTTAGGTTAGAACTCCTAAATGCTATAGGTGTGACCTCTCCATTTAGTCCTTTTATAAGTGCATAAGTATCACCCGGCGTCATTCTATGATAAGGAATTTCTACATGTACCCCATCTATTAGAATACTACTCTCTTTGTAAATAGTACCATCCATAGCTCTAGCGGCATTTACATTGTCAACTCCATTAGCTCCTTTAGTTTGAGCTAGTATTAATGAATTGTTAATAAGTAAGTCAGATGATAAATTATTAAATTTACCGATTGGAGTGTATATAATATTACCTGCTGAGTCTCTGTTCTTAGAAAAGTTTCCCCGGTTACTGTAATGAGCTTTTACCATTCCAGTTATTACATCTCCTTTTGCTAATGCTTTTATTAAATCTTCGTGTGCTAAATTATAGAACCTATTTAGCCTAGTAAGTTTTACTTCCCCTTCCGGAGTATTTGTCATTACATCTATGAAGGTATTATTTCTACGATCTGTGTTTAATTTTAAAGTTACAGGATACGGTTCTTTGAAAGGTTTGTTTATCAAATCCATTCTGTATTCATTCAACCATTCAAAGCCTGGTTTACCTATACTAGTTTCGTGTATGTTTACAGAATTAACTATACCTTCAGATACATTATCCAATCGTCTAGTATTGTATGCATAGTTATTAGGTTTAAGAACTGTATCAATAGTTCTATAAGATTTCCAATCAGTACTGTGATGACTATACTTTCCATCAGCTCTTACAATTCCTTGAAGAACTCCGTGTTTAATCCAAGAATTATCTTTAAGTACAGTCTGCTTACTAGCTTCTTTGTACCTGCCTTTCTCCATTACTACCTCTTTGATAACTGGCATATTAGGAGCTTTACTATCTGTACCTTTATAATTTTGATACATAACTCTAAACAGTCTACCATTTTCTGCTTGAACTATATCATGCTCTGTATAATTTCTTACTACTCCTTCTGAATCTATAGAGGTAAAAGTTTTCCCTTCTCGTACTTGAGCGTACTCACCTTTCTCTGTATGTTCTTTAACTGCAGCATCCCTATCATTATTCATAGTCTGAAGTTCTTCAGCTGTAACTCTAGGTTTAGTGTTCTTTATGGTAGAGAACTCAGTAAAGCGACTTTCCTTAACTGCATCTGTTTTGACATCTTCCTTTTTATTAGACTCTTCTAGTGCATCAGGAATTCCTTTGACTGCATCTTGTTGCTCTTCTATAAATTTCTTTTGTCCTTCAGGAGAAACCAGGTAATCAAATTGTTTGCCTAAGTTAATAGAAAGCTTTTCAAATTTCTTTATTCTTTTTATGTCCTGCTTAGTGTCCTTATACTCATCTCTGTTCTGAATAAAATCTTGAAGGTTCTGAGTTTCTTTTGCTTCTTGTGATTTTAAAGTAGTTACTTGAACAGGAGATAGCTTATCAAATCGTTCAGGAGCTTTATCGGTAAAAGCCAATTTATCTAAATCAACAGTTCTATTAGGATACTTTTGTTTTAACAAAGATTCTAACTTAGTCATATTTTCTATGGCTCTTGTAGATACTTCTGTTATTGCTTTATCTGTTTTAACAGAAACCATTCTGTTATAAACTATTCCTCCTAAATTAGCTTTACCTTTATGTTGTTTAATATACCCTTCGGCCTTATCTAATGTGTCTAAAAATTCAATAGCTACCTCTTTATAATCAGAGTCAAATCCTTTAACATTATCTGCTCCTTCTTCTGCATCTCTTACTAGTTCAATATCTTTTCTAAGGCTATCTATAGTTCCGTATTCAACCTGACGAGCCACTTCATGCATTAAATGAGATTGACTTATAAGCTCAGATTCAGTTAGGTCTCCTTTATTAACTGCATCTGTAAATGCATCATTATACTTTTTAAATGTATCGAAGTTATTTTGTGCAAGTACTTTACCTAGAGTAAGACGTTCTTGCTGAGTATTATAATCTGCTTTTTGTTGTTTTAATTGTTTACCCATCATTGGACGTTGGATAAGAGCAAATTGAATTGGTCCACCTACCACACCTAATGATCCTGCGTGAACTGCTCTGTTAGATAACATAAGTTCTGCAGTTCTAGTCCAGTAGTCTGAACTGTACTCATCTTTACTTTGAGTGCCACCTAATGTATCTACATCATGTAGTTGCTCCATTTGAATCATTTCCTGATACACGTTTTCTCCAAACGCAGTAGGAGAACCTTTCTTGATTAAATCAAATGCTTGTCTACCAAATGTAGGGTCTTTAAGCATTACATTAGTTCTTCTACGTTTAAAGATTCCACCAAATTTAAGGTAAGCTGTTGCAGTTAAAGCCATATTTAATGCAACTACATCTTGTGCTTCATTGTTGGCCATCTTCTGAGCTTCAAATCTAGTAAGCATACCAGGTTTATCCCCTATTCGTCCTTCAAGATGTTCCATAGCTAACTTATATGTATCCGCTGCCATCATTTGTCCCATAAAGAAGTTAGTTGTAGCTGATGTAGCTAAAGGGCCAACAAAAGCTTTTGTAGATCCACCTGCCATTCCTAACGCTTCATCCGCAAATCCTGCTATAGCTTTAAAATTTTTCATAGCTCCTAATGAAGATACTAGTTTTGCAGCTCCCAGTCCAGTGATACCAAATCCAACAGCAGAACTAATAGCTCCTTCTAAAGAACTCCATTTGAATATTTTACTTGCTATACTATTAGAATCAGTTTCTTCGTCATATATTTTAAATGCATTAGATTGTCTTAACCCATCTTGAGTTTCTTTCATTATATCAGTCCACCAGTTTCCTGATAAATCTTCTGTGTCTGTAAATAGATTTGTATAAGTATCTAAATCTCCTACATAACCTGCTTGCTCCATAGCAATCAATCCACCTTGAAGTATTCCACCTCCTATAGCTTTAAGTGCTTTTACACCTCCACTCTGATTTCTAGCTCTATTAGAATCAACAGATTCGTATAATCCTCTGCCGACGTCTAAATCCATATCTCTGCCCCCTTGTTTGGTAGAACGTTGCATAGCAGCTTCTTGAGTAAGACCTGTTACATAATCTTTTACATCTGCTTGACTTTGTAAATCTGGGCCAACGTACACAGCTTTCTCTACATCCAATCCACTAAGATCGAGAGTAGGTTTCTTAGGTTTACCCTTTGTAAGATTCTCAGTAAGAGACTCAGCTTCCGTAGGTTCTGTGTTTAACATTGTTAAGTCCGGGTCTATTTCTTTGTTGGTCTCTGTCATGATTACTCTTTTTTAGTGACTGGTGCTATTTTCTTCTTCCCATCTTCAGTGTACATTGCATAAACCCTTTCTCCTCCTTGGTAAAGGTCAGTCATTCCGGTATCCGGATTGAACTTAACATCATAAACTCCTGCAGGTACTCCATTTCCTCCATACAAATCTACGGTTTTATTCCAAGTTAATGAGTCTCGTACATCATCTAATTGTCCTATTTGATAATCTCTAGACCCAAGAACATCAGGACTTTTGTTTTGTTGTAAGTATGTTCCTGAAGGAGTAGAGATAACAATGGCACCTCTGTAGTCCCCTTTAGTAACAACTCCAGAAGTAAATATTTTATTTGCAGCATCTGTTCCTTGCATAACTTGATTTACAGTTACGGAGTCTCCATTCAGATTCATCATCTTAGCTTCCTTATCTCTAAGCTGGCCATTAATAACTGCACCTCTAACCTCAGAGATATCTCCACTCACAGGTATATTCCTAGTAGTATCTTGGTCATATAAATCTTCCATCCAAGCTGCTCTTGCTACAGGGTCTTTAGGCATTGTAGTACCAGAGTTTGATTCCAAAGCTTTAACAAGTCTTTGTCCATCTTCAGAGGCTATATACTCATCAGCTTCTCTTGTAATACCTAACATTTTCTTAGGCCAAATCATAGAGTTACCTACCATATTACTAATACCTTTAGAACTGTCTGGACGTCTCACTCCAATTAATTGCGTGTCTGAGAATCTATCTACAGAGTTCTTCTCTGATGCACGGTCTTGATATTCTTTAGCATCAACTGTTCCTTCAACAATACTTTTTCTCCATTCACTATAAGAAACAGGATTTTTAGGATCCTGAGGTAAAGCTGTAAACCTTTCTTGTAAAGCTTTATTGACATTAGGATTAGTCTGAAATAAATTGGTTACTGCAGTTAAGATACGATTTCTACTTCTACCTGCCTGCCCTGCACTATTATCTTGGGCTACTACCTCATCTATTGTATCGTGTATAGTTTTTACAGGGTTCATTTCTGTGGATGGATTGTATCCATGAAAAGGAGTAAACCCTCCTGCTTCAGTTTGAAGTGTTCTATGAGTCTGCATTGAGTTTCTAAATCCAGCTACACCTTGTTCACTTATTTTTCCTTCCATGAACATATCTTCAAGTTTTTTACTCTTAGCAGCCGCAGCAATATAATTTTTATTCTGAGCTCCTAATTCTCCATAGTTCATTTCTCTATTAAGATCTCGTTTGTACCTGTCAAGAGAACCTTGTATAGTAGAATAATCTCCATTTGCATCATCAATTATCTTATTTAGTTTCTGGTCCTGTTCAGCTTGCAACTCCATATGCCGTGCTCTATCCCCAGGTAAGAACTTCAAACCTAATAAAGATTCATCTTGGGCTTCAATATCTGCTTTAGCAGTATCATACTTAGTCTGTCTTTTCTCTAGAGTCTTAGATATAAAGTCTAAAGGTAGTCCTACGAATTCACTCATAGGATTTGCTGCTATCGGTTTTTCAAATAAATTTGCCATCTTGTTATTAGTATTTAAAATTATCTCTCCAATCTTTTGAACCTACTTCAGCATCAACACCAAAGTCTGGCATATCTATTTCAATTGGATTTTGAAATGCGTCTGGACTAAAATTAGATTTAGGTAATGCTCTTTGCTTTGAAGAATTTCCTGTGTACTCTATTTCTCCTGAATCTTGATTATACTTATAATCTCCTGTGTTCATTAACTTCATCATCTTATTATCCCGTTCTCCTTTAAGCCTATCGGTTTTATTACGAGAAGTTATATTTGCTACATCCTGAACTCCTTGAGCTAAGAATGAATTTGTTGCTGCTTCAGACCTCTGATCTATTTCATCGTATCTTGCGTTAGCTTGTGTATTATATTGGTCTGCTTTATTACGTATACCAATATTTTGAGTAGCTACTTGGTCTGCTCGCTGGGCTTCTTGTGCATTAACTTGACCTGTTCTTGCTATCTTATCTGCCCATGATTTTTCCGTGTTACTTCTGAAGTTAGACATCATTCCTCCTGATAGATTTCTAGCATTTCCTACTGCTGTAGAAAAAGCATTCTCTATTGCATTTAGTTGAGGTTGATCCATAGGTTGAAACACTCTTGTTTGAGGAGTTACAAATCTACGTTTAACTTTATCAGGATCTTCAAGACCTCTGACAATATTGTATATCGCTGGAGCGTATGAAGCTAGCGTGGAAAAGCCGCCGGCTAATCGTTCACCTATCTTACGTTCTCCTGAACCTCCTTCATCTCCTGCTGGAATTTCAGCTGGTGCTTCCTTATATGGAGTTACAGAGCCACCTATTTGTTTAGATACTTCTTCTTGTTTTTTAGTATCTACAGGTGTAGGTGTAGTGTCAATTGCATCAGGTGTAGTTGCTTCAGGAGTAGTAGGTTCTACTGGATCTGCTGTAAATCCTTCTTCAATTTTAGCTATCTCAATAGGGTCTACTTGCCTATCTCTAAGTAAATTTAGTACCTGAGCAGTTCCTACTGCACCTGATTTAACATCATCCCAAAAATTAGCTTCTTTACTTAATAATTTTACTGATTCAGGAAACTTATCTAAAGTCTTACGCATATTAGTTACTCGAGCTAAGCTTGTAGTAGCAGAAGCTTTTGCTCCTTTAGTCGCTTCTACTATCCCACCTGCAGTATGTGCATCTGATTCTGCCTGAACTACTTTACCATATTTCATTACAGCTTCTAAAGGATCTTTTCCCTCTACAAGTGCTTTAGAATAAAGTCTGGCAGCTTCCTGGTCATTTTTAAGTGCTGTAGCAACTTCTGCAGGAACATCTCCACTTTTAAATATAGCATCCATTGCAGCATTATATCGTTTCATAGCCGGTCCAATAACATCTACCTCATCTGTAGCTCTAGCATCTTTAACTATACTCTCTAATAAACTAGCATTAGCCCAGTTCTCACTATTTAAAGTTTGCTTTTTAAGAGCAGATTTAAGTACTCCTTCGGTTTCAGTAACAGCACGTTCGGCAGCATATACTGCTTCAAGTTCTGCTTCGCCCCCACCTGCTGCTTTAACAGCGCCTATCGCTTCTCCTTTAAATGGTTTACGTGCTTCAACTAACGCTGATTTAGCTTCTGTAAGAACTTGCTTTGCTTTAGAGTATTTCTCTGCTGCTAATGCTTTGCTTTCTGTAAAGGTTTTTAAACCTTCTTTTATTTCGGTTTGTTTCTTAGCTAATAGTAATCCCAGTTCTTCCGGTTTCATAGCAAGAACCTCTTTGGTAGATTTACCTGTAAGTTGAGTTACATCTCGTTGTATCTTAGAAACTTCTTCCATAGATTTACCTATCATTCTTTCATGCATCTTCTGAGGAAGTTTTTTAATAAACTCTCCAGCGTTCTTAAAGGTCTCTGCCCAAGTATTAGACGTAGTTTTTCCTACTGTTTTTAATGGTGGAACTTTAGCATCATCAAATTGTTTACCTAAATCTATTAATTCTTGTACTGTTTTTTCTCCCTTATAAGTTTTACTTCCTAGAACTCCATGATATATATCAGATATTAACTTCTGGCCCGATCCTTTTAAGTACTTAAGAGCTTTCATTGCATCTTCTGCTTTGACAATACCGGTGGCTAACTTAATAGTTTTGCCTCCATTCTTAAACATATTAATAATTCCTTTGGGATTAGCTAATACAGCAGCTACATCAACTCCCATATTACCTGTCATCTCACTAGTCCAAGTTTTATTTGGTGTCTTTGCAAAATCTCTAATTACCCAAGCTCCTTTTCTACTAATATATCCCTCATCTTGAGCGCCCTTTAACCATTTTGCAATATCTTTAGGATCTTCTCCCGCTAATATCTCAGCAAGATGTGCCGGTTTATTAGCAGCATTGCTTTGTCCAGATAAAAGATAAGTTTGTACATCTCCATAAGTTCTCAAAGCATTCATAATATCAGATGGGATATCTGCATTGTTCAGATACTTTTTAAATCCATCTAATTCTTTCTCCATTTTAGGATCTGTAAACGCTACCTCATCAGTTTCAATTTTATCTCCTTTATCGTGAAATAGATTCCATAATTTAGCTGAAGTATTAAAATACTTTTCTCCTATCATTGCTGCAGGAGATATACTCATATTCATTTCGCGTAACATCTTCCCTGCCATTACAGCTTGAGACTCTGGGTCTGAAGCGTATCTGATCCCTCTAAACTGAACATCAGATTTCATTTTCTTATCAAAATCTGCATCAGACATAGTAGCAAGTGAGTCTCCTATCGCAGCATCACCTCTTGGATTAGGTTTAGGTGCAGGAAGTCCTTCAGCTTCAGCTTTTTTCTTTAACTCTTCAAATGAAAGTACTGGTGCTGTAGTTTCTTTTTCATTTCCTTTTGCTGCTGGATCAGTTACATTAGCTTTGTACCATTCTGCTGTCTGAGGTTCTTTCCCGATAGCTTTAATTTTCTTAACATAATCTTCATAAGTATCCACAGCTTTAAATTCATTAGGTCCATTAACACTATTTTCAAATCCCAGGTAGTCTGGAACATAGAAATCTTTTGTTGCATTTCTAGCACTCTCTTTAGTTACATTTCCATTTTCATCTTGCCATGTTGGATTACCATCAGCTTGAGGTGAACCTTTTTTGTACATTATATCTTTGTCTTCTAGTCTACCTGAACTTGCACCCACTACAATATCGTAAGGATGATCGCCATATTTTTGGTACTTATCATAGTATTTATCTACATAGTCTAACTGTTCTGATGCAGTCATACCTCTAAGTTCTTTTGTTGTAGTACCTAACTCATTTGCAGTAGCCTCAACAAATTGAATTAATCCAGATGCTGTAGAACCTGATTTTGGGTTTTTAATTGAAGGATCTAAAGTATTAGAAGTTTCTAAATCGAATACCGCCATTAAATCACTAGGAGAGAACCCATATTTCTCACTCATAGAAATTACTTTATCTTTAACTCCAGGTTGGGCTAAGAACTTATCCCACCTAGCTTTTCTTTTACTAGGAGTTGTAGTCATAACATCTTTAACTCCTTTTGCTGCAACCATCTTTTCTGAATCAGCAGGCAATGCTTGTCTAATAGATTCTATCTTTTTCCAATCCCTAGTTCTTAATGCTTTATCTACAGCTAATCTTTTCTTCCCGGGCATAATAATATCTCCATCATTAGCTATATAGTCTTCACCCCCTTGAGCGTGAGATTTACCTCCTTTAAAGTCGGCTACCTTTTTATACACTCGTCCTATTTTTCTAAGAACTATCTCATTCTTTTCTACTTCAAACTGTTTAGTTCCTTGTACATCTTTTCTTCCTTGGGCCGCAGCTTGTGTTTGCTGAGGTTGAGTATCATTATTTGATATGGCTCCTATTTGAAGTCCCATATCAAATCTATTACGTTGGTTATTGGCATCTGCAAAATCAGGTTGCTTGAATGCATCTAGTCCAGCCATTACTCCACCCCCAACAGCTCCAACAGCTCCGCCTATAACAGTACCCCAAGGTCCAAAATTAGAACCAAGTTTAGCCCCAGCTGCAGCCATACCTACTATCTTACCTCCTGCATTAACTTTATGAGTAGTTGCACCCTTATCGTCCATACGTTCAGTAGTACTTAATCCTATATCTTTAATAGCTGAAGCACCTTGACCTATTAACCCTGCAGAATCTCCTACAACACTTGCTCCTTTACCTACTTTTCCTGCAGTTTTGCCTATATCAGTGGTCTTCTTACCAAGCATATCATTAGACTTAGCATAATGAGCTGCAGCTCCCTGCATACCTGACGCTCCCATAACATCAAAAGGCTTGCTAGCATTTCTATCTATTCCTGCGTTGTAATCTATCTCTGGTAGTGGCATAATTATCTAATGTTTTTGGATAACCCTACGGTTAAGTCGTAAAAGAACAACGGACCCTGAGTATTATCACTTGTTAATTTAATTTCCATATAGTTTCCTCTCATCTTAGGCAACCATTTAGTAAGTTCTGCATCCCCTCTATGTTGTGCATGATTATTTAATGCAAAGATATTAACTTCTGGGTCTAATACAACATCTCTAGGAGTAGTAATTCTAAAGGTATCTTTAACTTTATCTGTAAGAACCTCCATTGGTACAGCTAGTTGAAATGCATTTGTCTTAGGTGTTATGTTTACAATCCCTGTGTATCGTTCCTCATTAAATACTTCTACCTGATTCCACGTACTAAAAGGAAGATTTAATCCTTCCTCTGTAGTTCTCTTGGTTAATACCTCAAAATTCCTAAATAATTTAGATACTGTTTCCTCTCCATTGGCCACTATTGTAATAGATGACTTATGTAGTTTACCATAATACTCACCTGTAACTCCTGCACTGTGTTTAAATACTCCGGTAGATCCTACGACAGAATTAATTTGATTAGAGTATAAATGTGGACCATGGCTAAAGAACCATCTTGGAACCCAAGTATGTCTGCTAGCAAATATTCTACGTTCTAAGTTGTATGACCACATAGTAGAGCCAACCTTAATGAATACTCTTTCTCGAAGAGGTTCTGACCCAACTAGTATATTTCCATAAGTATCACTTAATGCTTGAACATCTAATCTAACTGAACCATTTAAGTCTTGAGATATAACTCCAAGAGTCTCCTGCATTAAGAAGAACTTCCCTTGGCGTTTGTCTACGATGACCCTTCCCCAGACTGTATTAATTGCATGCAACCAGTGAGAAGTTCCAGCATATCCTCCATCTACTGTAGACATAGGAACAGCAGCTCTATTAAATGCTCCTCCAGACCCTAGGGTAATCTCTCCTGCACTTGTAGCTTGCGTGGCTAACATATTATAGAACAACTTCCATTGCACTTGTGCTGTGCTCGCAAAGAGTTCTCTATTAACATATAAATCAGTTAATTCCCCGAACTCTTGAGGAACATCGTAGTAGTTGTTAGGAGCAAAGAGTTGATACGCATCAGACTTCTCTCCTTGAACAGCTTGAGATGAATATATTATTCTATTAACCAAAGAACCTTTACGCTCTGTATCTTCTAAAGGAGTCACTACAAAGGGTTTAATTGTTGGTTGGGTAGAGTATTGTGTATTGTACGTTTTACAATATCCTGGATGTAACCAGTTTGGAGACCCCATAGTCAGTAAACCAAAAGGAGTATCTACGTTAGCTAGTTGTTTGTAGTAAGGGTAGAAAGGTAGTGTGCTGGCAGCTCCAGTTATATTGTCTTCTGTATATGTTGTTGATTCTGTATAATGTCTGTAGTCATAGTTATTATCTGATTCTAACCAGAAGTATAACATTACATTCATATTGTTAGGTTTAATAAACTCTCTTCGTCTATCTCCTTGGTCGTCATTTTCTTGATATACCCACGCAGATTCATCACTTAGTTTTAATCCATATTTAGAAATAAAGGTATCTCCATTGTATACGTTAACCGTTCCATTGAAGCTTTTCCAGTCCACATAATCTACAAACATAGAAACCATCTGGTCTAAAGAACCGTATTGTTTAGTATTATGTCTAGTAAGTGTATGTATTACTAAATCACTTCTGAATCCATCTGGTTCTAAATACTTGCATCTCTCTCTCCATCTGTTAGTTTCTCCTTCATTAAAACACCAGTAGTAATATGGGTTAGCAATCTTTCCTTCAAATTTTATAGGAGCTGTCGGACTAGCCGTAGAGAACCAAGTAAATCCCTGTGAAGAAGCCATCTGAAGTTCTCGACTCCCTTTTTGAATAATAACATTCCTTTTACCTCCATCTTTAAATGACATATGAGGAACCCCGAAAGGTCTTATATCTTTTGGATTTGGCTCTAGTAGTACTTCACTATTATCAAAAGATAGGTCACTAATTCCTAGTACATTATGGAAAGCCACATTAACCCTAGAAGGATCTTCTGGAGAATCATATATTCTATCATTACTATTTATATAGTAATCAAATTTAGCTGCATAAGGATCAGACTTATATACTGAGTGCTGTTTAATATATGTAGCTAAAGCAGATGAGTATACATTATGAATAAGATCAGGTGCTACGAATGTAAAGTCGGTAAGGTCTGGAACAGAATCTAAACTACTAGTATCAAGATTATCATTTCCTTCTGTACCTACGGCTGTAAATCCATCTGCTAACATTGTAGTTCTTACATTATCAGGTAAATTATTAGTAGCTAAATCTATATTAGGTCTTACAATACCCTGTGCTAACTGAGTTTCTTGTCCTCTTTTATCAACTCTTCCTATAATGAACCCAGCAATTTGTTCTTCGTACTGTACTTCAGAAGGGTCTAATACTATGTTAGTAAACTCTAGTCCTAAAACGCGAATAAAACAATTACCATTTTCAACATTTCCTTCTATAATAGGTTGCTGTTTAGCACTCGGCATTTTAAATAATCTAAGTCCTGTTCCAATAAGTCCTGTATACCTATCATCAGGATAAAGTTCTTCCGATATGTATGAACCAAGAACTCCCCCATCATTAGGATCGGTGTCCACCGTGGGAGAACCAGATGCAGGACCAGGTATATGTACCGTTGCACCATACACACCAGATTTAAACACTGGCGTAAGTGTGAATGTATATACTTCATCTCTTCTATATCCTTTGTAAAGAGCACAAGTAACAGGATCTTTGTAACCCTCGTTTGTAGGGTTCATACTCTCATCTGAAGTTTCTCTTAATTCAAAGTCACTTTCATCAATAATATTTGTCCTAGTATAAGATTGTCCCTCAAATCTAAGATTTTCTGTAAAAGGTATGCGTTTAACAGTATAATTAACTGTAATTCCCTGTGCTACTCTAAACCAATTAATATCAGGTTTCTCTGCTTCTATTGGTGCGCCTAGTAATAAAGTTCCATCCTTTTGAGCTAAGTATTTAGCAGATGCATAAGCTATTCCTGATGCTATGAACTCTTCTGTAGTAAGGTCTCCATTATCATCTGAAGCTCCTCTATATGATGTAAGGACAGTAGACTGTCCATTAATCAATATCCTAGAAGACTTAGTAATTTTTTGTGCATTAGATAGTCCTATATAAGTAAGTACACCTAATTCTATGTATTTAAAAGCTGTATCTACATTTTCAATTTTTAGAGTGATAGCTTTAGATGTTATTGTTTGTGTTGGGTCTCCTTTTATCCTATATCTAGAACCATTAAGTGAAGCACTTACTATTGGTATAACTCCAGAGACAATGCCAAAAGGTGTAGAAGCTCCTGAATCAGTTACAAGTCTAGCAACAAACTGGTAAACTCCTGATAGGAGTTCTCCTGAATTTGTCTCTCCTGTATACCTAACTCTAGGTAAATCATATTCTAAGAATAAAGATGTAACTTTATCAAAGTCTTCGTCATCAGTAGGAAGTATTATATCATCTGGAGTTTTCCCAAGATTAATTCTACGAGAACCTGCGGGTGTACTAAAGTAAATTACTCTTTCTCCTGCCCAGTTCTTCTTACCTTCTACTTGAGTTGGGTCTGTAATACCAAGAACATCAACTCCAGCTCTAACAGGAACTTCTACATTCCATACGCCGTTTATATCTAAAGAACCTATGATACTTTTACTGTTAATTGTTCCTAATAGAATAGTTTCATCCCCAATAGCGCAAGAACCCCATTCAATAAAGTTAGCCGGTACATTAGTAGGTAAATTCCCCTCGTCTGTACGTTTAGCTCTTCCTGCAACCCTCATATTTACTGCATCAGTATAGGCACCTGGTGGAGTATGTATAGGCTTGGTATTAGTAAAAAGTCCTTTAGTAAAATCCGTTTTCATCGTGTCTTGAATTAATCTAAGTTCTATCTAACGTGTTTGATTTACCTACTCCTGTGTAGTTGTTCAAATGTACGTCTTTTAAAGGATTCAGTCTAACAAAATCTTGGTAAGCCTTGTTAGTATCCTGTAGAGACATTACATTTAAGTACCCTCGAGCAGATTTACACCTCCAATGCCATTCAGCATCTGCGAATTGAAAGTTTACTGACCTTACTTCTCCTTGTAAAACAAGTATCTTTATCATATACCACATGATTGCAGCTCTTACTGGAGCACTATCTGGTACTAAAATATACCCTCTGGAGTCAGTAGGCATAGCTTGATAAGCTAATTCTATCTCAGTTCCATCCGGATCATCTACTATAATAAATGGCCCACGTTCTATGTAAGATTTATTTATAGGAATTAGATGTTTAATGTTTTGTAAATCTTTTGGTAATGGTGCAAGAGAGCCAGTCACTGTAAGAGTTGCAACTTGGTCGATATATATCTTTGCAGCTCCTATAAACTTAAGAGCTTCTGCGATATCCTCTACACATTCTTCAATATCATATTGCCATTCCTTTAATTTGAAGGTTCGTATGAGTTGATCTATAACTACTTCTACTGTATCGTAATTCATGAGTTTAGTATTTGGTTCTTATAAGCTGCTCTAGCCCTTGATTTTTGGGTAATTTGTGCCTTTTTAACATATTGTCTATGTCCACCAGGAGTTCGCATTACCTTCACAATTGCCAAAACTAATCTTCTACTTGGATCAAACTTCCATCCCCTAGAAGCTATCTTTGTATAATGTCGTGTCCATCCAACTTTAGCTATATAAAATCCTGAATGTACATTAGACTTTCTTATGACTTTACCTGCATCTCTAGATGCTTTGAAATCTACATAAGAAGTCTGCTTAACTTTTCTAATTCGTAAAGTAGCTAATCCACTATGGAGTTTAACATCTTTACCTGCCTGCAAATACTCTATTACTTTTTGTCCCCAAGTATCTAAAATCAGTTTATGCTCCTTGTAACTTACAGGAACAACTTCTCGTTCTTTGCAGCGTTTCTTATAGAACTGATAAACCTGTAAAAGCGAATACTGACTTTTATCATATTTAGGCACTACTTCTTTTTAGGTCGTTTCTTATAATTCTTTACAGAAAACGTATCGGTATTTTCTGTGTACCCTCCGCCAGGTCTAAATGCATCTACTACAGCACCTAAATCTTTAGCTTGTTTAGCGTAAGCACTTCCACGTTTAACGGCCATATCGTAACCTGCAGTACTTCTAACATGAACCGTATCTTTAGCTGCAATTCTAGGTGTTCCTTTTATTCCACTAGTAGCATTGATGGGATCATCTAGACTACTTCCTTTTTTCTTAACTTGTTTTGCCATGACTATATAAACTTTTATTTAGTAGATTTACCAAGCCCTTGTAGTGTATCTAACAATTGACTTTCATCTTTTTTATTTTTAGTAGCTTTTTGTAGAGCTTCAACTGCTTCATCTCCCCAACCCATATCGCCGGCCATAGCTATTTTATAAACAGTATCTGCATCCTTCAACGTTAATGGGTACTCCCAATCGAATGGACTTAAATACTTGTACCTTCCCATAGCCTGTTCAACTCTGTAGGGCTCATCAAATATACCTCTAACTCTTGCTTTTTGTAAGTTTGATATTTCAGAATTAATCAGATAAATCTGCCCGTTTAGTAAGAACCATTTAGGAGAACTCGCTGTATACTTTCTATATAAAACTGTACGTAATTGAGAATAGGATATTTCTGTGTAACTCTCTTCTCCATCGGTAGACCCTATTGTAAATATACCTCCTCCTCCAGAGTAGGATATAAAATTAGGTACTTCCAATTTTAAAACTTTTGAGTTTCCTACTTGCCCAATTTCACTTTTTAAAGCATTAGTAGGTTTCACATCAACCACTTGAGACATCTGGACAATATTAACTTTGGCGTCCATTTTCTGAGAGGCTAACTTAGCTCGAGCTTCATCTAACATATACATAAGGTGTTGGTCAGTTGCATTCCACAAATAACTATGAGCCTCTTTTAGATTAGTTCGTAAATTGTATATTAACTCTTTGGCTTTCATTTCGTAAAGGTATAAAAAAAAGCCTGAACATTTGCTCAGGCTTCTTATAATTAATTTTAACTAGTTAAATTCTAGGTATGTGCAGCTACTACTACAGGAACAATTCCGGCAGTGGCTAAATCAGTTTCAAGCAATGCTTGACCTGCAGCTGAAGTGGCTATAAGAGCTCCAATAGGATTGGCTCTTAAACCTTGCATATCTCCTTCAAGCTCAATATCTGCACGAATTACTAATACTTCATAATCCGTAATTCCAGATACAATCTGAGATTGATATTTCCTAGCACTCCAAGTTCTTCTATCAGAATAACCTAAACGACCCATATGTTGTTCTTCCAACCAAGCTATTTTAGCAACATCTCCTTGACCTGCTTGAGCTTCAGTAGTAGGGTCTACAATTACATAAGTTCCAGTAGAACCCATAGTTTCTGGTCGAGCTATCTCAAACACAAGTGTTTCCGGTCTATTAATTCCATTATAATTACTTGCAGTTGTAATTGTAATTCCTGTGAAGGTTACAGTATCTGTTGCTGAAGTAACAGTTACAAATAAGTTATCTCCTGTTTGCAAATTAAACTCTGCAGCAATAGCAGCAGCCCAGGCTGTTGGAGTTGCAGTGTTAGCTGCAGTAGCAACAAGACCTATAACAGACTGTTTGATTTGATTAGGTATGATACTTAAATTATCATGATAAGCAACTTTAAAAATTGCAGTCTCGTCTACGGCGGGAACAGCAGTTACTTGTAGAGTTGATATCTGATTTACGGGAGCAGCATAAGGATTGTTATTAACAGTACGAATACCTGCTACAGGTATAGGTCCAGCTAAAATAGGTTCTCCTAAAGTTGCAGTACCTCTCGCAAAACCAATATTGGTGGTATCTGCTGTTATAGAGTTGTCTGCTTCATTTGCTACATCAAAGTCGAAAGCAATAATTTGACCATCGGTTAAATCTTCTAGTGCTACAGCAGCTAGGGTAGTATTTGCAATTCCAGTTCCGACTAGCATTTTTGATACATAATTACGTGACATAATTTTTACATTTTAAATTAAACATTCATTCTTAAGATTTAGAAACTACAGGTTGTGAGTTAATCCTGCCTGATTCTAAATTTTCTAATATTAGTGTTACCGTTTTATCTTCCAGTTCTGTTAGAAAGGGATAGTCCAATACACTAGCCTCTGTAATTACTACTGGATATTTAAGATAATCATAGCGAGCTTTGGTAACCTTAAAGTCGCTTACCTCAAATTTGACTTCTTTATCTATTAACCTATATATAGGAGTATCAGCGTAAGACTTTGTAAATAAATTGTCTTCTCTAGTAGAGTTCTCAGTATTATCCAAGAACCTTGTACCTACCCAATCTGCCTCCGCACCTATTGTTACATAAGCTTCTAAATCTTTAAATTTAAACACATCAACTGGTAAAGTAAATTTATTATTAGTAACAGTAACATTTTCCGTTACTCCATATAGATGAGCCAGATACGTCTTAGTAGCGAACTCATCTAATAATCTAGAGTATAATCCAAGATCAAATTCTAGTGTCAGAGCTTTCAATGCATCATTAGCGAAAAATATAACTTCCTCGGGTCTAATATCCTCGTAAGAACTAGTTGCGATTCTATTAAGTTTAACCTCTACGTGACTTATGAATTCTGTTCCTGTCATTAGTCTTTTGCTTTAACTGGTTTTTTGTCTTCCGTTTTACCATTTTCTGTTTTCATAGCTTCTTTTAAGATAGCCATATCTCCAGACATTTTAGCTTTGATAATCTTCTGCAATACCTCATTTTTAGCTAAGTTCTCAGCGGCAGATTGTCTATCGTATCCTAAGATAACTTCACCGTGATAGATTGCTCCATCTTCCATTGTTAATACTGCAGCATCAAGTGCTTTAGATACTAACGATCTTGTAACTAAGAAACCATCATTAGCTCTTATTAAGAACTCTTCAGCATCAGTTTCAATTTGCTCATCAATCTTATCAATGATAGAATTTACATTTGAAGCATCAACTAATATTCCGTATGTTGCAAGAATATTAACTTTAGTTTCTATGTCTAACTCTTCAGCCAAATTATAAGCTTTTTTCAATGATTTTCTTCCTGTTACTCTTCCTGCAGCTTCTTGGTCTTCAGAGAATATTACGTATTCTACTTTAGAATCTTGAGCTATATTAACTAACCCATCACATACTATTGACTGACCTAGCGCAAACAAGTATTTTAAAAGATCCATATTATCTCTTAAGTTCCAGGTTAATGCTTCTGAACCAATTCTTAGTTGGAAAGTATTCCAATAAGAAGAATTATTTTTTAAAGTTCCTTCAGTCAAATCAAGAAGTATTTCTAATGCTCTTCTTGTACCTTGAACTTTCTTAGGCATCTTACTACCTATTGTTGGTTCTTTATAATCTTCCGTTAATCCGGTTGCTGGAAACCCATTCTTATCTAGACTTGCGCCTAACAAAGTATAAGCTTCATCATATTTTTTTAATTTAATTAAAGGATCAGAGTAAATTTGTTTAAAATTAACTACTGCATCTCTGTTGAATCCTTCTAATGTTGTAATTTTTGTTCGCTTACTCATATATATTTGTCTTTTGTTGTTACTAAAGATTTGAAATTTTTATGAATGTTATAAGAGGGCAGGTTACCCACCCTCTTAATAACAACAAAGGATATTTCAATCCCTGACAAAATTATACATTAATTCAAACGCATAATCATTTCTCCACAGCTAGTTGGGTCTTGTAATTGAATACCACACTCAGCTAACATATGTACTTCATACCCATCTAAACCATTTGAACGCATAACTGACATTGAAGTTGCAACATCTCCAAATGGAGTTGTAGAACCGGCAACATACCACATTGCATTCTCAGAATTCTTTTTAGATACTTTTCTTACATTCGCTTTACCTTTTACAATTCCGAAGTTTAAGATAGTAAATCTATAAGATTCGATTGGTTTTTTAGATATTGGGTGCAACTCTCTGTTACGAACTTTATCATCGTAAGGAGAAAATTCTTTAACTGTCAACGATACACCGTTTAAAAATTCAACTTTTTTGAAGTGACCTGTCAATGTTAATGAATCTCCTGTACCAGTGATAAAAGTACCAGAGTTAGTTACAGTAATTCCTAATTCTTTTTGTCTATCTATAATAGCACGGTTAAACTCTCGAATACCCATTTTACCAGTTAGTGCTACAAAATTGTAATCTCCTCCCCAACGTGATGCATTGTAAGATAAGTCTAACAAGAACTCATCAATTACATCGTAGGTTAATTTAGAATAGTATAATCTATTTGCAGGAGAGATTTGTTGTCTCACACCAGCACCGTGATAAACAGGACGTTGGTTTTTTCCTTGCAATCTTACTACACCTTGAGGATCTTTGTTATAGATAGTATAGATAAATGATCTATCAATCTCTTTGTACCATTGTGCCAAAGCAGTCCATTCTGCTAATTTTGTCCACAATTTAGTAGACTGACCATCTTCTGCGAATAACTCAATTACCATTACATCAGTAGCTGCTGAACGAGATACTGCGTAGTGCTTACGTAAAGTTGTAAGTTGGTTTTTAAGAGTCATTGGAGCAACGAAATCAGTTCCACCACCTTTATCAGAGAACTCTTCAACAGTAGAGAAATCTTTCGACATTCTAGCTGTAGATGAAATTTGGTCTACATTGATAAATTTCTTAGGGTCTGGATCTGTTAAGACAGCAGTATAGATATAATCAATACCGTTAGATACTCTATTTGATACTCTCAACATCGTACCATCATCTGATACTAAGTTGTCGGATACTTGGAAGATTCCTTCTTCCATTTTGAACCTGAAAGGAGCTCCATTCAATCCCGGGTTAGAACCTGGATTAACAGCGCCAGTTATGACAATAGCTCTTTCGGTTTGACCATGCAAATCCCATGTGTATTCGCGATTGGTAATAAATCTTGTGTTCCCAATACCTCCTGTCAACATAGACAGTACAGTTTCGTTTTGGGTCCCAAATGCATATGCTAAAACAGAATCCATTCTCTCTGGCTCAGTCAAATAAGCTTGAGATAAGTGATCTGCTTCGGTCATGCCAGATGGTAATGCACGTAATTTGTGCAATTGTAATGGTGATACATCAGCTTGAAACATAATTATTTAATTTTAATTGGACAGTTACATTTAGTCCTCTACTTCCATTGATTGGGCTCCAAAGATAGTTGGGAATACAAGTTTACCTTTCTTGCTGTCACTTTTTGTAGTAATGCTTTTAGAACTATTACTACTGGTGACCCCTTTATCACTGAACCTACTCAATTTTTTTCTTCTTGTTTTCGTTAGATCTGACGTTATTTCTTTAGTCAAATCCTCTTTATTATAATTCACGAAATCAAGGAATGCAATGTTCATACGCCTATCTTCGTTGGCCATATTTTCCTGCATCTGTGTTTTTCCTGTTCTTGGTCTTACTTTAAATAAGTAATCTTTGAACGCTGCTCTTCTTTTGTCGTCTAAATCGAACCCTGCTATAGACTTCGCTGAATCTATAGTAGCTTTGAGCTCTACAATTTCTTCATTTGCTTTCTTATCTGCAATAGCTCTAGCTTTAGTATCCTTTTCTTCTTTAGCCGCTTTAGCTGCTGTTTGAGATTTTACTAGTGCTTCTCTTGCGACTTCAGCTTTCTTATCCAGTTTTCCTGTTGTCTTTACATCTTCTATTTCTTCAAGTGCATCTTCTTCGCTCATACCTTGATTTAAGTAAAACTGCTTTAAGGTTGTTTCCTTACTCGCATCATCATCTAGGTTTACATCGTCCCAGTTGATTGGTGCATTCAACTTAAACTCTTGTGGATCATTACCACTCATTACGTGCGCGTAATATTGTTGCACTGATTCAGGAATCGCCGCTAACTCTTCGGCAACGTTTTTACGAACTGCTGCTGCCGTAGCATCTGCTAACCCTGATGGTGTAACGTCAAAGTCATCACCTTCTGCAGGTTCTGGTAGAATTCCCTCATCAATTAATAAATTGTAAGCTCGTTCTATCTCTGCTTCACTATACTCAATCTTTTCCGGTGCACCCTCCTCCTCCTTTTCTTTAGGATCAGGTTTCCCTTTAGAACTTTCTTCTTTTTCTTGCTCTTCGGTCTCTACTTCTACCTCACTAGTTTCAACATCTGCACTAGATGTATCGTCATCGTCGATTTCTGTTTTAACCTTCTCTTTTTTGTCGGGCTCTGCAGGAACTTTAGTTTTTGCTTCTGAACTTTCGTCTTTAGCAGTTACGTGACCTACATTTATATCTCCCCAAATACTCGGAAATTTTGTCATAAAAATATGTTTGTTGTTATTACAAATGTACTACAAAATTATAACTCAAAACAACTTTTGTTATAACTTTTTTATACATAACTCATATAGAGCTATTTAGATATAGATTTTCTACTTCTTTTCATTTTTTTCTTCCTTCTCTTTCTCTATCTTAACGATAGGACCACTCACTAGAATGTCTTTTGGACTAACCTTATCTTGGCTGACTTCCCACATATCTGGCTGTCGAAGTTCTTTAACTTTTAATTTAACAGTTAATTCTACTACTTCTCCTATAGATACATCTTTAAGAAAAGGAAAATCTTTACTACTTAAGTGAAGGCGGCCATAATTTTTTTCCGGCTTAGGCATTGCTGATACTTTTTGTTCTAGTTTCATTTTGAACTGGTTTTAGGTACTGGTTTATTGGCTACCTTTTCTTTTATATCTAGCTCTCTTTGAGCCTCGGCAGCACGATTATCTTCTTTTTCCTCGTCTAAAGTTTGAGCCTTAGCATCTAAGGACACTCCAGCAAATTTAGTAGCGGCATCAACTTCACCGTCTCCGGCATCAGTTTGTATTTGAGAACCGATTTCCATTTTCTTAAGAAGAATAGCATTTCTAATTTGATCATCACTAAGTTCTTTCTCAAGAGAACGGTCAAGTTCTTTATCTTTTCTAGCTACTTCGTCTCTTGCAGCCTGAGCTTCATTGGCAGCTTTACTATCAGCTTGAGCTCTTTCATTAGCTGTTCTATCTCCTTCTTCCAAAGTAGATATAGTGTAATTCATAGAATCTGATCTCAAAGATTTTGCAACATCTAATAGAGATGCTTTCCCTTGATTCACTGCAGCAGTAAGCAAACCTTCCATCTTATCTCGTCTCTCTCTATCTTCATAAGAGTTAGAAACAAAACAACCCATCTGAGAACCATTCAGTTTATCTCCATCAATCCTAAGGGTTTCAACTTCAAACTCATCCAGAACTAATTCCATCTCAGCTCCATCTATATATGCAATCTTAGCTAGTTCTAATAATTCATTAAGAACTGCTTCCTTACATAAATCATGAAAGTAGAACCAAGGTTTAGTAACATTGGTACTTCTTGAGATAGAAGTCTGAGCTCCCGTGGCTGTTTCAGAAGCTTTGATATCTCCCATTCTCTGTGGAGATACTCCCATAATATCTTCTACTAAATATTCTAATTTTTCAAGAATCTCCATATATTGCCCAACGACTTGAGATAATGTCATATCAATTGATTGGAACTGATTGAACTGTGCCTGTGAACTAGGATCTCCTTTTCTACCTTCCTCCGTAGAATTAATCCACACTACACCTAAGTTATCAAAATAGTACATCCATTTATCAACGTCCCACCCCATGCTTGAAGGGAGTTGAGCCATATCCATTATGAACTTTTTACCTTTTGCTTTAGCGAGTTCTTGCTCTAATCTCCACCACACAACAATGTAAGTATATTGATGAGCTTTCACTAAATCTACCATTGAGGTAGCAATGGAGTTTACGTTATTGTATACATAACCTACATAAGGTAAGTTCCCAGTTTGATTATGTTTAGGTCTGACATTTATAAAAATATCTGTTCCGATGAGTGTGCCTTCCCAGATATCGTGGTCCCAGTGCCAGGATAGTTGTGCACCAAGAGCATCTAACTCATCAGTCATTTTAAAAGAATCGTCTACTTCTACTTCTTCCCACTTACCTGTTCTTTTATCAGGATACCCTAAGATTCCTACTTTAGCCCAAGACCTCCAAGCACATTGCATTACGTATACGTGAGTACCAACCCCATTTACCCATTGAGATCTTCTTTGGCCACCATCATAAGAATATGCAAATCCTTGTTGCATTCCACCTTGCATATAAGAGTGACCGGCTTTTCCTTCAGATATTAATTTAACCTGAGCATCTGTAAGAACATCTCCATACATAGATATTATCTCTCCAATAGGTAACCAATATTCTTCTCGAACCCAATTCCCTTCGTGGATAAATGTAGTATTAGCTCCTTTATCATAATCTACTTGTAGAGGATTTACAGGTCTTACAGAAGGATGTCCCATTATAATTCCTGTGTAATAAATCTCTTCGGCAGATACTAACGCGTGAAACCAACCCAAGTTAAATTTCAGTGCGAGCTTATCATTCTTCTTAAGATACTTTAATATTTTATTGTTTGTTTGTTCAGTAGGGTCTGTATAGATAGAATTAAACCGCTTCATCTCAGCCTGAATATCAGGCATATTGTTACGTTGTTCTTGCAACTTCTGCATTTGTTGTTGCATTTGTTGCATTTGCTGTTGATCCTGCATTGTTTGCATTTGCTCCTGCAGTTGATTCATTTGCTCTTCTAGCTTAGTAACAGCTTCGTCTAATTGAAACTCCATACGAATTTGAGCTTTCATCAAATCCTTCAGCATATCTTTTCTCTTTTGTTTCTTTGCAGATACAGCTTCACCTGAAATAGCGTACACAAAAAAGTTTAAAGATGCATTCATCTCCTCTCCTCTTAGAGTTTCTAACCTAGAACGTATAATATTGTAGTTTTGCATTTTGGTAGGAGTTCCACCAAAAGATTTCATATCTAATCCATAAGGATTTAAAACATGCTCGAAGTCATCTTCTCTATATTTAGAGTTCACCAAGTCGTAGTTCTCTTCTTTGTTTTCTCTAGTTGATCTCCCCATATCATCTATTCCGGAAGACATTCCTTTAATCGCTAATACACAATTACGTCCCCACTTTGGACCCTTCTTAGCTGATTTAATATGCTGAGGTGGCATACTAGAGGGCGTTTGATTTTGTAGAACTACTTCACTCATGATACAGGTTTTTACTATCGTTTCATATTTGATGTAAATAACTTACGAGAAAAGAAGTCTTTTCTTGGCGTAGCATCTACGTCTTCATCTTCCTCCTCCTCTGGTCTACCAGCGTCAATAATTATATTACGCATTTGTATTAATTGGATGATTGCTAACATCAAAGCAATTACCCTATCAAAGTTACCGTCAACATTATACGAGATTAACTCGTCTAGCAAAGGTATACTTTTTATCGTATGTAATTGTAATTTTCCATCGCCAATTGGTGTAAGTAACCATTCACGTAGATAAATTTCACATTCATTCTTAACTTGAGTCGGCATGTGTTGCCCGTAAACTCTAGTTCTAGCAGTCTTAGAAGTTTCATTTGCTTTCAATACTCCAGGAGTATACGCAAGTAAATCTATAGAATACATTTTCTTAAAGTATTCTTTGATGTGCTGCTTCTCATTTTCATACAAACAACTAGCATCTCCGTACCATCTCAGCATTCTTCTGACTTGCTCGTAAAAGTCTGAAGCTAATCCGGGTCTTCCAGTATACTCTGCTACTATTCTATCAAAGCCTCCATTAAGTGGAGTAGCTCTTTTGATAATTATTACAGAACCTAAAGATACTGAGTTAGGAGCAATATCAAAATCATAAGGGTCATTTCCTGCTACGTACCATCCATATTCTGCACGCTCGTCAGGTCGTTCCCAAATAACAACAGCTCCTGTGTTATCATCAGTAATCTTAACAGGATAACTTGCAGGTTTATAATTATCAGGATCTACATTGAAGTAAGGTTTGTAGTCCTCATCAAGAAGCATCCATCCGTCTAATCCTGTGATAGAAGGGTCATTGCCCATTGCTAACAATTGATCTTTATGTTCCTTCAAGTCAGTGGTAGGAAGAATAGAATTGTTTGTAAGTAAGAACACTTCAGAGTGCACAAGAGGTCTTTGTACAATCTCATCCTCGTAAGCTTGTTTCTTTTTAACATTCTTCTTGAGGCGTTCCCTAGTTTTATGTAAATATTTTAATGCAGCTCTCCAGTTAGTATTACCTAGCTCATCTTTGAACTGATTCAGGGTCATCCACGCAGGTACAAAGAATCCTATCTTAGTTTGGTAACCTTCAAATTCATCATCGAACTGTAAACAATCGAATGCCGCCGGAGAATAGAATACTTGCTTCACAGCTTCTGTAGCTCCACCCGTCATATCTCCACCAGTACCGCACATCCAGATAGTACCTTGTTTTACAGTACCATCAGCTGCAGCTTCTTTCATTTGTCCTAGAACTTCTATAAGGTTCACCATAAATCCTACTTCATCAATAGTAGCCCAGTTAGGACGCGTACCGTTGGCAGCAACGTGGTTATCATTAAAAGATCTGTGTTGTATAAGAGAAGCAGAACCTTTACGTTCCCACTGTCCTCCTATCTTGATATCGTATCCTGCAGTAATAGTATTGTGAGTAACCACATAGTCTCCACATAAGAATAATTTTGATTCATTGTCTACAGATAAACAATAAGAGTCCTCTATTATAGTAGGTTCTATATTTACAATAGCTACTGAAGTCCTACTAGTTTTACTCGTACTACTTCTAGTAGGAAGTATTCTACTTTTCTTCCTACTTAATTTGAATACAATTTCTTCTGTATTAATAAATAATCTATAAGATTTACTGTATTTTTTAATCCCTTTATACTTCCAAGACGTTGTACGTTTCCGTAAATTTACTCTAATGCCTAGAGAGTGACACAAGAGTTCTACCCCCTTAATAAGAGTTTTATTTTTATTAGAAAATTCTATAGTACCATCAATACCTATAGAACCGTCAGAATCTAGCAGACCTTGCAGTAAATCTTTTCTTTGTTCATAAGACCCATAGAAATATTCCTCTGGTATGTGTTTATTTTGAATAAGATTAAGCGTTTGAAGTCCTGTTCTAATAGAATTTCCCCTTATTGAACCATCTCCTACAACAAAATAATGAGGACACTTCCCTTCTATTATCTCCGCTCGAAGAGTTAGATTTTTGTATAAACAAAGTTGTTTTAAATATTCTACAATCTCGGTATCTACAGTAGAAATAGAAGGACCTCTAGAACTCCCATCTCCTAACCATAATCCTAAAAAGTAAGGTTCTAATGTAAATTGTTTTGGAGAATACTCTAATGATTTAGTCAAAGGAAGCCTGTACATATAATCAGTCCTAGATCCTCTAATATTTACATACTTAGATTTGTAAATATCTATTAAAGACATTACTTTATTTTTACCTGCTTTAATAACCTCCCATTGATGATCTGCACCGCAATATACTACTCTACCATCTTGAAGTGTAACTTTATATTGTAATTTATCTGTAAAGGAAAATTTATTGCATACTTTAGTAAGAATACCAGAATCATCATAAATTTTATCCCCTATAGAAATATCTTTAATTTCTTTTACACCGTCAACAGTAAAAATCTTAGTATCCCATCTTAAATCTTTACCCGTGTCCCAAGAACCTGAGTATTTCTTAAAGAATGGAGATGGGTATACGTCATCTCCTATAACCATTTTTCCTGGTAGGTTATTAAAGCCCAGTTTTATTTTTCCTATTAAATCGTTAGAGTATTTACTATCAATAGCACCTACTAAAGTTTCGGAAGTCATAGGTTCATCTGCCGCCTTACTTTCTAGATACTCATCATAATCTAAAGCTCCGTCAAATATGAAATTATGTCCTAGAGTTGCAGCAGCAAAGTAAGACTTTCCACCTCCTCTGGCTTCCATATCAGCCATATTGAAGTTCATATTATAGTACATCGCCTTACCCATAGGTTTCTTGAAGTATCTTCTTAAATATTCTCTAGCTGGTACATAAGTTTTAAACGTACCATCTGGTTTAGTTACAGCGTCCCGTATTAAATCAGGATTGTTGTACTCCATAAGTAAATCCTCAAACTCATCAGGATCTTTATTAGGATCCACTTCATTTAAGATATTATGACAACTAATCTCATCATCCATCTCGAAACCAGAGAAGCCTTTAACTTCAGATGTTAAGGCTGCTTTGATCCATTCGAGGTCTCTTAAAAAAGGTGTTTGTGTTTTCTTGATTTTAGTCTTAGCTCCTTTTGGATTAAGTTTAATCTTCCAAAAGTTTACGAACCAATAGAGTGGGCCAGATACCCATTTATAATCTCCATTATGCTGTACCCAATACCCGTCAATACATCTACGTTTCTGAATTTTCCACCACCGTTTGTACTCTAACCCGAGAGGGTTCATACGTGGAATATCTAAAGCTACCTGTACTTTATCTACGGGTATTCGATTCTTATACAGAATCCACATATTATCATGTACTGGTAGCGCCATATATTAAAACTTTTTGTCTCCGTCTGATAAACTTTCTTTACCTCCGCCTTTGGCTACACCATGTCCTTCTACAGTTTTCAGATCTTCCATAGCTCTAATAACTAAGGAATTAATCTTCTCTGTATTAGCAAACATTCTATCTAATTGATCTGCTGTTCCTTTCCTTAGTACATTCTTAGCTCCTGTTACTTCATAATAATCCATTGTGTAATCGGTGGCATTAATGAATGCAGTTCTCTGTGCAAGTTTCTTTTCAAGGATACGTAATGATAATCCAATTGGCGTATCAATAGTTTTTTCAAACTCTGCAATATACTCAACTAAACCTAAATCAGCAAACTTTAAAAGACCTGGTTTAGATGTCATATCTTCTAGTAAGTCTGTCATTAAAGAAGCTTGACCGAAGATATTGTCTCCGGCCACTTCCCATTTATCTTTCTCAGGTTGTGCAAAGAAGGAACTTTTCCTATCATAGCATACAGTCAACAACCACATAAAATTAGAACTCGCTTCAAGATATCTAGGTCCTGCGTTCTTGTTACACTCCCAGAATACACCGAAGATTCTATTCATCTTATAGTCAGAGAACTCTTCCCAGAAATTAACTTTCTTTTCAAAGCTGTCTATTGGATGTCTTTGTAATGCCATATTTAATATGTTATTTGATCTGATAATTCAAAATCGTAATGACTAGACTCATCCTCTCCTGAAGATACTTTATATATTACAGGAGAGTCGGGTCTAAGAAGGTATCCAGTTACAAGTCTTACTTGTTGGTATTGGTCTGTTACTAAGTATACCTTTGCTCCAAACTCAAATTTAACACTTACTTGTACTATTGCCATACTTTAAATATTTCCTATTCCTCTTTTTCTCAAATCAGCTACGTGATCATCCACAGCTTGTATTGCTGCTCTTCTATTCTGAAGTAATCCTCCTAGATGTTTCCATACTTCTCCAGTAGCATTTTCGCGAGAAACTTTTTCTCCTATTTCTACATCAAATAAGTCAGGGTTTACTACTCCTGCCATACCAATAATCTCATGACCATTGGTAAGTGTCATATGGCAAATCATAATTTTCTTGCCTAGTTTTGTGTAGCTAACTGCTTCAATAGAATTCTCTACATCAACTGGAGTTACTTTGTCTCCATTAATTGTAATTTCTTCCATAACTATTTAATATAAGATAACCTCTTTTTCAAGATTATTAAATAACCTTTCATAGCACTGAGTTGCAATGTAAGAATTTCTACCTCTTTCTTCGGAACTTTTTTATCTTTCAAAGCTTTTGTCAATTTGGTATGCTTCTCCAATAATTCAGAGTACTCTAGCTTAACTCTATCTCCGAAAGATTCTGCAATCTTATAAGCTTTAACAAATACCTTTTTAGGGGACCAGGATATGTATCCTTTATGATCTGGATGATTACCATCTCCACCCTCTACGTATTCTATCAAGAACCCTTCATCTTTTCCGTTCTCATCTTCAGGTAGCTTCCAACCTCTATACTTGTTGTACTCTGCCCTAGTCATAGGACTAGCTAAAACTTCTTTTTTGCCAATAAACTTTACTGCTTTCATGATATATAAATTTAAAATTAAAACATATTTAATAGGTCACTCCTATCCACTGCTTCTGCAGGATTAGATGTGAGGTAACCTTTTGATTCTACCTTAAGACTGTATATCAGTTCCTCTCTTGTCTCCGGATGCGGGACCCACCAGCTCTTTGAGTTTACCGTCAGCTTTGAGTACTTCATATAATATCTCTAATAATTTATCGTAATTAGTAACTAGCAACATTGGTATGTCCCACTTACCTTTTTTAGTTCTATAAGAGTCAGAGTAAGCAGGATGTACTGGAATACTCTTCCTTATTTTCTCCATAATATTAGCTACCTGCTTACGAGGCGCTAATTCAGTTCCATCTTTATCGTGCAAACTTACGTAATCTTTTAGTAACCTCTGAAGAGAAATAACACGTTCATCGTATTTGTTTTTCACAATATCTACAATAGCTTTACGATCCTTTAAGAACTCTATAGTATATTTATCTGTAGCTATCTTAACCTTAGCCTTCTGTTTCTCCCAAAGTTTCTTGGCATCCTCATCATCCTTAGCTACAACTTCGTCCATACCAATAGATTTTAAGTAGGCGCTCATATCTGAAGATTTGTGTGGCCATACTGAAGTTCCGTAGTTAGCCCAGAAGTAAATAGGAGAATTCTTACAGTTGTGAAGTTCTTTCTTCCAAAACTCTACTTCAGCAAACTCCTTAGAGTAACTCTCTAAATCAATTTCTTTTCCTTTAGTATCCACAACAGCTAATGGTGCTTCGTGCCCATCAACTCCATATAACTTAGGCTTTACTCCTTCTTTAGAAGAATCCCAAAAGATAACGTTATGCATCTCGTAGATCTTTACTAGGTTGCCGATATCTAATCCTCCAGGTACCGCTTTAACATCGTATACCAATTTCATTCTTTTACTTATACCCATAATCTCTAATTAGTCGAATCTTAGAGGTTCATCCTCAGATTCTGTTGTTACTTTTTTGTTTAATTTCTGTGCTTTATGTTGAGCTATCATACGCTCTCGAACCGAACGGCTCATAAAAGTCCCCACTTGCCTCAGGTAGACTGAAGTGGTTTCTTTATTCTGAATTGCTTTTCTTGCTAACGCAGTCTGACTTGAAACCACTTCGAGAATTTGCTTCTGGGGTGCTCCCAATTCCCGTGCTACCTCCTGTATAAGTTTCCCTCTATTGTCCATCAATCTTAAATTTAAAAGTTAACATTGAACTCGGGACAATATTAGGGTTCATTTGGTATTTGCCATCATCCTTACCAAGAACATTCTTCTTCATAAGGGCATCAAATGTGTTATTCAAATGTGCAGCTGAAATCTTCAACTCATCACACATCTCTTTACGGGTTTCCGTACTGAATAGAATAATAGACGCATAAGGTTCTTTAACTCCATCGGTCACATACTCAGCGTACTTACTTACTAAAACCGTAGCAACTTCTAATTGCTTATCTGCTAATCTTTCATTAGCCAGGAACACGCTTAAAAACGTACTTATAACGTGGGCCGAAGTTCCTGAAATGCTAATAACTAATCTATCTGCACTTAATAATTTCATTTTGTCATTTCTTTGTTGTTAAGCAAATGTATAACTATTTTTGTTATCCACCAAAACAATTCTTATTTTAGCTTGTTTACGAAGTTATCAATCTGAGCATCTATATCTTTGAACTGCTCTATATTTTGTTTACGAATATAATACCAACCCTTCTTAGTCAGGGTATAGTGTTTCTCATTTAACGGTTCTACGCATCCAGTACTCCTCATTCTTTTCAGCATATTTACAAAGGATTTTCCTACTGGCATAAAGTGAACGTGTGTTGTCTTTTCAAACTCTGACGTTGCCACGGCCAGAAGAACTTCTAATTTAGTAGCTTCCATTTTGTACTTTTTTAAATTCCATTATTGTGCTTTTGCTCACTCCCAGCGTTGCCGCTGTTCTACCTAGAGAATCATTAATCTCTTGTAACTCCAGGAACTTCGCGTACTTTTCATATGTCCTATACGATTTGAATGCAGCACCTATATTATGGTCACTGATATTCTTCTTAGTGGCTTCACTCATATACTTAGTAATAGACCTAATCGACGCTGACCCTTTCTTAGTAACCACCAATTTAGTAGTCTCAATCTTAGAAGTAGTAATCTTTACTTGCTCAAACTCATCCATCAAATGTTCTACCACAATATGTATAGCTGAAGACATATGCTCATAAATCTTAGTCATTCTAGCCATGGCGTGTACTTCCTTCTTCATACTAGGAGTGAACATAGATGTATTAGAAAATAAAACATAAACGCCCGTAGTTGGCGTATACGCACCATTTTTAAATAACAAATACATATTCAAAGCTCCGGAAACCTCCTCGAACTTAAGAACAGGTACAGGAACTAGTCTGTCCATACTAACCTCTGAAGGTTTCATTACCATCGCAGAGAACCTCAACAAGATAAATTCCACTAACTTCTTTCTTGTAAGTAAATCAGGTGAAGGGTTCAAATACACTAGAGCACGGATAACCTCTTCCAAATAAGGATCAGATGCGCTCTTAATTCTAGACGCATAGAACTTATTGAATTTAGGTACAGCTAAAGGCTCTTTAAAGATTAGAAAAGGCTCGTTCTTAAACCACTCCATTTGAATAAATCCAAACTCCTCCATTATATCTAACCTATCTATATCAATATCTTCTGAGCATAGACTAGTTCTTACCTTCCCACTCTTATTGGGTTTAATCGTTATTCCTTTCATGTTACTCGATCTATAATATTTATATCAAGATAAAAATCAGCAAAAATATGAACTGTATAAACAACTCTACCATTAGGCTTATCCGTATTTGTTTTTGTTGGAACCCATAAATCTTTATCAGGTTTAGTTAAACAATTCTCCAACGCTTTAACCATTTCAGCAATAGGTGCCGCATCCTCAGTCCAAGGCATTGCCATAATATCCATATCGTTTGCTAAACTTCCGTGTAAACCTAAAGCCCATCCTTTATCGAGTGCTGCATTTCTAAAATCTTCCCACATACAAGCATAAAATACTGCTCTGCCATTTGTAATTACGTGTTCTCTACTTTTAGCCATTTATATTTAAAAATTATCTAATTCTACTGTTTGACCTTTCAAATGATGTGTACAATCACCTAAATATTGTATCATTCCATCTCTAACAAAAGAGTGACATACTTCATGTAAATCATAAGGTAATTCTTCTCGGGTTGGATTCCGATTATGTTTCTTATAAAAAGCATCTGCTTTAGCAGCATTCCCAGGAGACGAGTGTTCCCAACTTATTTTAACTGACGGTGTAAATGTCGGCTTTTCTTCATTACCATTAAATCCCCAAATTGGAACCTTATATGTTAGATGAACTTGTTTAGTGTAAACTAAATGTGCACTATTACATCCCGGGCAATGAAAGTGATAACCTTCATTTCCATTGGCATCTACATATTTATAAACCTTCTTGCTCATAATTAATTATTTATAAAAATTAGCAATAATAATGTTCTTTGGTTCTTGCCCTTTCCACCACCATTCTCCGCCAGTCTTCATATGATGTTCATTAGAGGTTGTAATTAATACCTTTTGTATAACGGATAACTCATAATGGATACCATCATCGAGATAGCAATCTCCAGGTAGTGGGCAGGATAAAGATGCACAAAATATTCTTCCATCTTTTCTTATTCTAACTGCCATAATTGTACTCTGTATTATTCATCACCATTCATTAAAACGAAATGGCAACAAAGGTTGTAAATAATAAAACCCTTGTCACCTCTCGCTTGACTATTTAACCTAGTACAAATTCATAGATTTTAGCCGCAACCTCAATCACATCATCCTGATGTTTAATAACATCACCTATTTTGTTTGGTAGATAAACAGGTTTCCCAACAACTCTTGTTGCGTAATCAATACATTCTAGTCTCATTTGTTGGTTTCGTTTGTTTTCCAACTCTTTTGAATTACTCATAATATATAATTTAATTAACTCAGCGTTTTTCTAACCCCACGCTAAAAAAGGGTTTTTCATTCTGATTTGGTATTTTCAGGAGCTGCGTAGAGAACTTGCTTGGGCTCATCACATTGTTTATACTCTTCAATACCCATTCTCTGTGCAATACCATTTACTAATACGATGTACGTTCTACTCATTATGTTTTAATTTAGGATATCCTTTTACTTCTAGTTCTGCTTTAAGGGCTTTAACAAGTTCATTCATTTGTTCTCTACTCATTATAGGAAACATATCAGGATAGGTCGCAAACCTTCTTTCATCCTTTGGAAGAACCTTCCTAATGGCCGGTGCTTTTTTATATTTTGCCATCTCTTATTTTTCTTGCCGTTATATCCCATTCGTATTCACCATTGGCATCTGGTTTAATATCAAGATTTGCTGTAAGGTACTCTTCAATCATAAGTTTACATTCTGCCTTACGTTGTTCAAACTGTTGCTCCATATACTCTCCAATTTTTTCTGCATCAACAAACACCATTCCTAAATTATCAAAGAACTCCTTCACTTCTTCTGGGTCATTTTCTTATATCTACTCATTTCTTCTGCGGTTTTAATTCAAATAACTTATCTAACTCATTGGCTACAGACTGAACCAATATCTCACTCCTCTTCTCCTCTATTGCACCAATCTGAAAAAATATGGCGTGCACTAATTCATGCATAAAGGTATTTCTAGTCATCTCTTTGGACATTCCTAAAGAGAGAATAAGTTCTTGATCTTCGGGTTCGTGTAGTCCAAAACACTTCTTTAACTTCTTAAACTTTACTTTGTAGGTAATGTTACCTACTTTAATTTTCTTTGGTATATCCATATTCTTAGGTTTTATAAGGGTTTGACCAGTACAGAAAGTATACAAAACATGCCCTATTACTATAGGCTATGTATTGTACATAAGTTGTACTACTCTAACCCTTGTCATTACTGGGTTCTTCTTCTTTTACGCTTCCGTGAGACATAGGGGATGGTCCATTGGATTATAATCTCCTATATAGAGAACAGTAAATCTATAACTTGTATGAGATTCTTCTTGTACTCTCCATAAAGAACTAGTCCCATTAGGGTACCAAACTACTTTTGCTTTCCCTATTCCGTGAAGAACACGTTCAGCATTATGATCTCTGGATATATTATTTTTCATACAGTAAAGGTACAACTTTTATTTTAAAATCTGTACTATAATTTTTAAAAAAATATTTTCGTGTGTCATTTCTGGGACCACTATGTAACACCACCCCCATCTATAGAATCAGCCTACACGGGTAGGGTAATATTAAACGTTAAACATTTAATCTAATGCAAGAAACAAAAACTAAAAACAGTACAGATGCACAAATGAAAGCATTTATGAAAGGAGCCGTTTACGTTCCTTCTACATTTACAAGTAATTCAACCTTATGGGTAAGCTTATCCAAATCAATAGTCATTGATTGTACAATTCACGCTTCTAAACAGAACCCTGAAAAGTGGTGGGTAACTAACGACTTCGACAATGAAGGCGTCAGCACAGGTGACTGTTATGATCGGATCCAAGACCGATTTGATGCAGGGGAACGTTCCATTACCATTAAGATGATACATCAAGAGCCTCGTCCTGAGGCTGATTGTGGACCCACCATAGAGTACGTATTAGGTCTTGAACGTGGTAAGTCTGTAATCGATAACTATCGATTAGCACTGGATACTCCAGGTGCTGTACGTAATAGTATTGCAATCTTAATGGATTAATCAATAAGAGGCGCTGACGCGTCTCTTTTCTTTTTACTTGGAAAGTGTGAACTACCATTGAATTGGAAAGAACAAACTAAATTACTTTAAGCTATTATAGTTAGTGTATTATACCTTAGAGAGTTAGTTGTAAAGAGTTAAAGTACTAATTTAGGTAAGAACTCCTAACTTAACTGTTTATTGAGTGAATAATGTGCTTGTAAGCCTTGGTATCAGAGCTCTAAGCCCTTTATTCCACATTGAACATCTTACAACTCATCAATAATCAAACTAACTAATATAACATAAACCTAATTAAAACTTTAAATAACTACTTATGAAAACAATACTATCTCGTGATTACAGTATACCTGCTGTATCAACTATCACTAAAACAGCTACACATACAATAATAACTTACACTAAGCCTCTCTTGACCTAATGACAGAGACGCTATACATTTATGTAAAGTCCTACACTATTGACCAATGTAGGCATTAAACTTTGAGTCAAGCTCTTATAATACTGAGCAATGTATAGAGAACAAGTCCTAAGCAAGACTTACAGAGTTAAACTGCTTTTAATTAAAACTTAACTATTCACCCATAGGAAGGAATTCAATAGTGCTAGTAGTCAACAGCTCTCCCAATGAACTGCGCAACTGTAGCTCTCACTGAACTGAAACAAGTACACAACCCTTAATGCAAGTGCACATTGCAAAAAGCTAGCATAATAGCTAGACACTGAATTATACAATAACATCTGATGTCTATTAGTACTCAGGCCAGTTGTATGTGAATAGTTTTTAATCAATAATAATCATTATAGGTGTTACATTCCAGCCCTTAATATAACATAGTACCTGTATAGGTACTAGGCTAATTCTATATGCAGAGACCAACAGTTGTGGAGCTAATGATTATTTATTAAACAATACTAATCCTATGTGCTAACAGCTTACACGCATCCACAATAAGATGAAGATCTTTAGAGTAATTTGTAAATACTGTTAGCAAGTAGGTATTATTAATTAATAACTTAGTATTATGAAAGACTTAAATAAAGAACTATCAGATATATCTCTTAAAGAGCTATATAAATTCAGAAGTATACTCAACATTATTATTAACAATAGAATAGAGACTGAAAGATTAGAAGATGATAATGAATGTGATGCAACTGAAGTTGATATTTATTAAAAACAATTAAAACCTTTAAAAATAAAACACAAAAAAGATACTTTTACCGAAGGAACTTATATTATAATAATTACTGTATTGGTAATGATATTTATAAGTATACTCATTAAAATAGCTCCAATGAGTAACAGTGAAGCAGGAGCTATAATGACTGAACGTGGAGGATATATGTATAACTTAGATGTAGTTTACATTTATATGCCTGAAGAGCCATTGGAGATAGAACTAGAAGCTGCAACTATATTAGCTAGTAATGCTGATGTTGTTGTTTTATCCTTAATCCAAGAGTAGTATGACCTATAAAAGAGCTAAACTAGAACTAAAGATATTTAAGATAGTGAAAGCTGTCTTATTTATCATAGTAATATCCTGCTTTGTATGGTTCATAGTGGACTGTTTCACTCAAGGATATGATTATAAACTATTACGATAATAGCTAAAAAGAAGAAAGTTCGTCGTACAATAGTACCAATTGAGAACCCTGCTACTAATACTAGCTTGAAACCTAAACTTAAGAGGTCAATTGAATGGTTCTTAGGAGAATCTGAATCTAAATTTCATAAATAACAACTAAATAATTATGTTAACACTTAAAAAACTTAAAGAAATGACTCCTGGGAAAGTATTTGCCCAAGGTGTAATTAAAAACTCCCTTGAAGGCATTTATATGACAGATTCAAGGATTGGAGAGAATCTTATGTGGGTAGCTAAACGTGGAGGTATTTATGATTGGGCTATTTACATACATTGGGAAATCAGTGGATTTAATTACGTACTTACATCAGGAGATAAAGTACAATCTAAAGAATATATTCAAAAGCTTATACCTTGTGACAAAGAAGCTTTGAAGATGTATAGACATTAACAATTAAAAAGAAATAATTATGCCAAAACATTTTGTAACATTTGGACAAATACATATTCATAGAATCAATAATAAAGTAATAGATCGTGATTCTGTAGCTGTATTTAATGCAGATTCTCCTCAAGAAGGAAGAGATAAAGCTTTTGAATTCTTTGGAAATAAGTTCTTTACTGATTACCATGATAAAGAATGGACAGGAGAAGACTTACATTTCTTCCCAAGAGGATATGTAGAAATAGAATAACAACTAAACTCTTTGATTGTTATAAAACATTTTGTATATTTGTATTATGAAGAAAATAGATGGAACTTATTCAATTAATACTCAAGGAGTAGTGATGAATATTAAAACAAATAAAAAACTATCGCATACTATAAGTAATGGATATGTGGTAGTTTCTCTTTATAGAAAAAGTAAGAAATTACATCAATTATTGGCACAATGTTTTATACCTAATCCTAATAATTATAAATATATAAACCATAAAGATGGTAATAAATTAAATAATTCTTTAGATAATTTAGAATGGTGTAATTATAGTATGAATTTAAAACATGCTTGGGATAATAATTTAAGAGTTTGGAATCCTAAGAGTGCTAGAGTAAGTAGATTTAATGATACTGAAAAAACTGAGATTAAATCTTTAAAAGTTACTAAAACTAATAAAGAAATAGCTCAATTATATAATTGTCATCCTTCTATTATACAAAGAATAACAAGTAATAAATAATTAAACTCTTTGAATTGAAGATAAACAATAATTAAATGAAAGGATGATTGTCTAGAGGCATATTTAATGCGACAATAGGGTTATGAGGATTTTAATTATAAACTGTATCAGCAGTTGTGTTCCCGTAAGGGTATTAAATATTGTAGATGTATTATAGATATAAGAGACCTAGTTGAATTAACGACTGCAATGGCACATATCATACATAATATCCCATAACTGAACTTTGGGCAAAGAGTTTTTTAAATTAATAATTAAAATCAATAAGAATAATGGGAAAGAAATATGACCCTAATACACGCGAGCAAATATTTGAGCTCAAAGGAAATCGAACTGTGTTCAAAACACACAATGGCTTCAAATGCCATCTACAAGATAAAAATGATGTTGTTACACCTATTTCACAAGAATACTACACTAAAGTAAAACGCAGTAAACTATGAAATATCTTAAATACACAGCATTAGTATTAACCTTTATATTTATGATGATACCAGCATATAATAGCTATGATTTAGTTGTTACCAATGTACATAACTTTATGGACAATTGGTACTACTATGTATTAGCATTAATATGTTATGTTATCTATGTAGTATTAAAGAACAAAAACATTTTTAAGTAAGCAAGCGATTAATTAACACGCTGCTCATTGCTTACGAGCACCTAACCTTTTATTGGATCTACTAACAATAACGTTGTTGGAAATCGAACCGGACTAATAAAGTTAGGTGCTTTAATTAAAATCCATAAAACTTATGAAAGAACTAATAAAAGTACATATGTTACCTGACAGTAAACCTAGAAGTGTACTGTGTAATAGTAAAACTAAAGAATATAAGTACTCTAAATTAGGTTCTTTAAGCTTAGGACATTTAGATTTTCAACCACAAAACCTATACTTCACATCAGATGAAAAGATTAAATCAAATGAAGGTAAGATAATGGGGGACTGGTGTTGGAATAGTATTTATAATAAAATATTCCAAATGAATGGAGATGTAACTGCATATGATTTTAAAATAGTAGCAACTACTGATAAATCATTAATTATACCTTGTAAATGTGGTAATATAAGTCCTTGTGCTTTATATCCAGAACAAATTTGTAATTTTAAAAAGTATCCACAAATATCCCAACAATTTCAAGAAGAATATTGTAAAGCTGGAGGTATTGATGAGGTTTATTTAGAATATGAACTAAATCCACATATTTATGATAGTTCTAAAGATACTAAAACACTTAAACTAGACTTAAACAATTGTGTTATTACTCATCCTGTTGAACTTAAACTTTATACTAAGGAAGAAGTAAATGCTAAATGTATTGCTTTTGCTGATTTATGTGTGCATAAAGGAATCTTTAGGGAAAAAATAAGAGGAGAGTTTATCAATTGGATTAAAGAAACTTAAACTAATAGATATTATGTCTAAAATAATTAAAGTAATACTCTTGATTATACTATTTATGATAATTCAAGCTGTATTCTTTAGAATTTCTTAAGGCTAAACATTGAACCTTTGTGAAGAGAAGTGAGTCCTCCAAGTATTGAAAAATAGATGGAATAAAGGTTAGCATAATTCACATAAAGATACTAATCCTGAGCACAGGATATTAACAGAGAATAGTAGACTCAAACTCTACTCTGCTTTTAGTAAGAACCATAAAGAATTATTTAGTAGTAAATTGCTATTAAAGAGAATCAATGTAAACCAAACAATTAAAAGATATAATAATGGAGTAATCCTAGATGTGTTGTTCTCTTGAGAAAGGAATATTGTAATGACAGAGGTACTGTTACAACACAAATGAGTTCTCAACATTAACTTGGGTTCAATGTTTTTAATATAGTCCAAAATCCTTATGACTTTAAACTGTAACCTACCAGTAATGGTAACAAAAAATTATCTAAGTTAGTAGATTTTATATCGAAAAACCCCTTAAACCTCTGTATGTAATGTTTATGTGGTATGAACGATAAAGATTGTAATATAAAAGTTACTTAAGAAAGGTAAGTCAATGGTTGTTCCTCAATATTAATATTGAAAACTTCAGAAAGGAAAATGACTTACTTTTATATTACAATTAGGAATAGATGCAACTGTATGAGATATGTTGCTTAGTGAATTAAAAACTCCCACAGACTAGTGGCTGGAGCACAATATAGAAATATATGAAGACACTTATTCACATTATTGGAAGTTCTCAGCAAGTAGTTAAGATGGTCAGGAAAATATTACGTAAGTAACTATTGATTACTGGTTAAAAAATAAGTATCCACAATAACTACGTGACCCTACTCTTATGACCAAGTTGAATTTATTCAACGGTTATTAAAGAAATGAATTGACATATCCATAAGAAAGAGGGTGCTAATTTAAAATAACTTAAAACCTTTACAAATGATAACCAAATCAAAAAGAAGACATTTTACACGTCAATTAATTGACACTAGATTAATGAATCTTTTAACTAAAATCTGTACTAATAAGTTAGAAGTTGAAATAAGATACAGACAAATGCGTATTGAACCAACATATATTTATGCAGGCTCAAGAGCGTAGAGAAATAATAGAAGTATTTGAAAAACTAATCAAATATATAGAAGAGAACTTAGATAATTGCACATATTTATGTCTAATGAAACAGTATATAGGTTCATTTAGAACCTGTGGCTTTAATAGAATGATTATTCTAGCTCACAATTATCTACAGGCACAACGACCTACTTCAACTAAGAATAAAAAGCATTATAACTCTTTATCCTTTAGTAGAAATAAACATGCTGAACCTGCTTGGTGGAACTATCAATTACAACCTGATAGAGTACCAACAAATATGGAAAAAGTAAGATTTTTAAAGCATTTAATACAGAAACTTAAAAGATAATTATTATCTTTACAGTCATCCTTGTGAGTGCATCTGGTTAAACTCTCATCTTTTTCATATGCAATTTTCCTCTCTTTGGGCCATGATCTTAAAGGGAGGTTTTAACTAAAATTTAATGAATATAAAACTACAATATAAGTAAGGGTCTCCTACGGATAATGCCGGGGAGTTTTTACTTTAATCTTAAAACCATAAAGAAATGAGTAAATTTAAAAAAGGTGACAAAGTAATGATACGTCCTGATAGTGAATATTATCGAGGACAGAACTTCCGTAAGGGTGAAGTAATTATGCGTACTATTACAAGTATTGCAGATAATACTGGGTTAAATCATCATACTGACCATAATGTTTATAATGAAAAGGATTTAGAGTTCTATCGTGACGATGCTAGCTCTACTCGTAAATTTAAAGTAGGAGATGCAATTATAGGTAATTCCACAGCAACATATAATGTTACTAAAGAAGGATGGATTGGAGTTGTAACTAAACTTCTAACAGATAATATTATTGAGGCTAGAAATTTTACTCCTAATGATCCTAAAGACTCAAGTTATACATTAAGAGAAGAAGCATTTGATTTACATACAGTAGCTAAATTTAAAAAAGGAAATATTGTAAGAGCTCTTGTAGATAGTCCACGTGCACTAGCTGCTTTGTGTTCTAAAGGAGATTTACTTAGAGTAGACGATGTATATGGAACTACCAGTTTCTCTTCAGATATGTGTAGAGGAGAGGCTCATTATTGGAGTGGAATGCACACGGAAGATTTTGAACTTACAAGTTTAACCTCAACTGAACCTGCAGTTAAAAAGCCTGATATATCTTACAAGTTTGCAGTAGGAGATACTGTTAAAATTGTAGCAAATGGATGGGGTGTAGGAGAGAGAGCTTTAGGTAAAACTACTACAATAACAGAATTAGGTCTTTATTGTGGTCCTGGATATAAATGTAGTCTTGGATTTGGTAATTGCGCACATGGTAGTCATGGATTTGTTGGAGAGAAATCTTTTGAACTAATAAGTCCGGAATCTATAAAAGAATCATCTTATAAATTTGATATAGGAGATATAGTAAGAATTATAAGGAGTGGACACGGAATAGCCAACAGTGATGAAGGTCAAGAAGTTACTATTATAGAGCAGGGTATGTATCAGAATAAAGAACTTGGATACAGAATAGACCCACCATTTGGTAACTCTAAAGATGGTAAATTTAAGTATATGTGTGGAGAAACTTCATTTGAGTTAGTAAGTCGACCTATAAAGAGTCCAAGTTTTAAAGCAAGAGACATTCTAGAATTTATTCGTAAAGACCCAATTGGTACTTGTTTTGAAATTGGCGACCACGTTACTTTCCTTAAGTATGAGGGTGATACGGTAAAAGCTAAAGGTATAATGTCTACTTCAGATTGTATTACAACTCAAAATGCTCGTATTCATCAATTTAAGTTTGTACGTTCAGCTAAAGATGTACCTAAAGCAATTCTCACATCATTTCCAACTGAAGGTTGGTGTCTTAATGCAAATATGTCTCTTGGAATATTTTTAAGAGATAAATTTGAAGTAGGTTCTTCTCCTAAACCTTCAGGTTCTAGTGGATATGCTTGGAATTCCCATAGTTATTGGGCTATAGCTACATTTTCAGGTAAACCTAAATATGATTGGGAAGATTTAAAACAATTTGTAAAAGCTGCATCAGAACTTAAAATAATTGCATCTAGTTCTAAATCAACGCCACTTAAATATAAATTAGATGATAAATTAGTTATTAAGTATAGATTACACGGAAATATGTTTGAAATAGGAACTGTTGTTCAAGTAGTAGAAATTAATGCTAAATATATTAACTGTCCTTATAGAGTAGTTAGTGTTAGTTCAGAAGGTGATAGTGATTGGTGGGTTAATGATGATGAAGTTGATTTTTATGGCGATAAAGTTCCTGATTATCCTCTTAAATATAGTAAAGGAGACAAAGTTGTTATTACAGGAAATACTAATGACCACGGATTTGGAATTGGTGATGTAGTTAAGATTACATCAGTACATTTACCTAGCAATAGTTATACAGCTCAGAGTGGAAAAGGTACTCATTGGAGTATTAAAGATGCTGAAGTAGAACCTTATTTACAACCGGGAGTAGGAATGAGAGAACAGATTACATCAGGAGGAAGAGGTTATGGTAAAACCGCTAAAGCTGCAACGGATGAATATCTTAGAGAACATCCTAGAGTATCTTCTGATTGTGAGTCTGATGTAAGTAGTTCAACTATTCAAGGTAAATGGCCTGTAGATCCACCAATATATCTTAAAGGAACAGATCCTTATAGACCAATGGGAGTATCGGCAGAAGAAGCAACTCGTAGGTCCTGTATGGAATTTGTAGGAATGGGTCAAAGTGCACATTTAGCTCATATGAGAGAACATCCTATGATGCCTTCAGATGTATTTAAGATGCATTTTGGAATGTCAGAACGTAATTCTAAATTAGAAGTAAAAGTTAAAGACGATTCTCTAAAGAGTCGTATTGTTAAAACAAGTCCACTTATCAAGCGTGTGACTAAACTAAAAGGTTTGATTGTCCCTTTAAAATCAATCAAAAGTCGTATTAAATAATAATTTAAACAAAAATCATTAAAAGATGAGTAACGAAAAAAGTACACCAGTAAAAGCAGTAGAAAAAAGTCAATTTTCAATCGTAAATGAAGTTGCAGTAATGTTAAACTTAGGCGATTTCGGTAAAGTAGAAGGTTTTATCAGAAAATGCGCTAAAACATTAGAGCGTGAAATTGAAACAGCTAATCGTAGTATTGTGAATGAAAAACACAATCTTAAATCAGAACTTAGCAAGTTGAAAGAAAGATTAGAAGATGCTCAACAAAGCGTTCAAGAAACTTATACAAACTTAAACCCGGACAATTTGAAAACTAATGATGCTCAACGCTCTCATATGGAGTATTACTTAGGTAATATTGATCTTGCTGAAGGGAGAGTTCAAGGTATTGAAAAAGATATCGAAGAGACTAAAAAAGAATCTGAAGATGTAATCAAATCTTTGAAAGAAGAAATCTCTGTTCGTGAAGCAAGAGTTTCAAGATTGACAAAAGGAGAAACTAAGTAGTCTAACAGACTATTAGGAAATAGGTGGGCTATAGGAGTATAAGGGGTTATGCTCCTCCCGCCTATTTTATTATTAATTAAAATCTTAAAGAATTATGAGTTTCGCAGAAGAATTTGGACACGATATTCCTAATGATGGCTGGGATGGATTTGGTGGTGATGGTGGAGGAAATGGAAAAAGTAGGTACTATTCAAATAGATCTACACCATCAATAATGATTCCTTGTGATATTAGTATTGAACACGAAACAGATAAAGCTTATTTAGTTAAATTTATAGATGATTCTAAATCATGGGTACCTAAATCACAAGTTGTATTATCTGATGATAAAACTATACTATCAATACCTGAATGGTTATTAGAGAAACTAGACACTATTTAATTAAAGCCGTAAAGAAATGAAAAAATCAGAAGAATTACATCAGCAAGCAGCTGAAGAAGATAATGACATCAAAGCATTTGGTATTCTATGTAAAGCTCTCAGAGAGAAAAGAAGTGAGAAGTTTTCTGAATGGTTACCATTATTAGCTCATAGATATGATGTGCTAGAGAGACCTAATGGAAGTTTTTCTATTAGAACAGAAGAATTTGGTATCTTAGATTACTTTCCCAAAGCTAATAATTTACTTATTAGAAGAGAAAATACTTGGAAAAAGCCGGGATTACGCTGGATTATTAAAAACTTATTAAAATCTTAAAGAATGACATTAATCTTATTAAATAAGATACCACATCCTTGTCCACCTCATAATTCACATTGTCAAGATGCAGTAACTAATCTTTCTATTGACAGTTGGATTGGTTTAATGATAATAATTGCAGTTATATATGGCTGCGTAATAATTAAGAAAAATTATGAGTATAATAGACAAACTTAAAGGATGCAACGGCACTACACTTTTTATGTCAAAGTATGACATAGGAAAACCTGAAAAGAAATCTCATAGAGCTGTAGATCAATTTCTAAACAATATTATTCTAAAATTTGGATTAGAAAAAGGAATTAAATTCACTCCTAACAATAGACCTGGGTATAAGGGTTCATTCAATCCTTTAGTAGATAATGGATACGAAGTACAGAAACATTTTGATGAATTTAGAACTTGGATGAACACTAACTATACTAAACTTATAAAATAAATGGAATTAAAAAAAATAATATTCCGAAAAGGAAAAGCAACATATTTACGTAAGCCGGTAGTTTTACCTGAAGGACTATGGGCCCTACTTAAAAGTAAAGGAGAAAAAGGATCTATATCTATTAAAGCAAAAGATTTGAAGTATGAAAACAACACAGAAAATTCTGAATAAGACGCCACATGCAATATACATCCTTAATGAAGATTTAAGTATTCTTAGGGTTTTCCCAAAGAGTAATGGAATGATTAGAGTGCAAGAACTCGTTACAGACATTGGATTTATTGAAGATATACCTATCAGCTCGACTGAATGGGGAGAGACTTCTGAAGTTCCTGTATTTGTAGATGGCACTTATTACATCGTGAGTCAATTAGTAAAGAACGCGTTACCTAAGAGAAAAGACTTATTAGTCCCAAAAGGAGCCATAAGAGACGATAAAGGTAATATTATCGGGTGTACCCGCCTAGATATAGGGTATGTAAAGAATAAATTCACACCATAAAAACCAAAAGATGAAATTAAAAAAAGATTTACTTAAAGAAAATTCAGCTTTAGTTAAACAAACTAATGCTGACAAAAAGCTTATAACAAAACTTACTAACGAGCCTAAAGAATCTGTTATAACAGAAACTACGTACAATGCTATGAAGCATGAGTATGATAGACAAGTAGAAGAACTGAAAAGTGATTTTCATTCTGCCGAGAGAGAGTTAGATAGTAATTTTATGGCTTCTAATGCCTATACAAGAGGTAGAACACTACTTTTAGGTATGCCTTGGTATGAAAGAATGTTCTTAACTAAAGTTACACTTGCTAAAATACTTCTTCTTGGAGAACTTTAGAATTTTAAAAGAAAACCAAACTGACCTTGTAAAAGGTAAACTTTGGGATATATTTGAGCTTGATTCATTTAAGTTTGAGGCTGGTATTACTATTGAAATACAACCTAAAGAAATATTTGCTATTGTAGATAAATTTGAATTTGTTGTAAAAATATCAGAATCTGATTTAACTAGTGAATTAGCTCATTATATATTCCAAAGTTTAGGTGGAAATAAGAAAACTCCTGTTCAGGAAGTTCTAGCATTTAGCTACGTATTTTTTACTAGTCCTAATTTAAGACTTCCTGAAATATTTAAGAGTTTTACTCATGCAATTCACTTCAATACTTGTTTATCTTATTTTAAAGAAAACAGTATTAGTGTTCCAACTCAATATCTTACATCTATTTATGAACTAGTTAAGAGTAAAGTTACTTTTGATGCAGTTCTATCTCGTCATATTGATACGGCTATGATAAAAATGGGAGATGATGAGTATACTAAATGGCTCGATGAATTACCCGACAAAGTGGAAGATTACATCAAAGGAGTCAATGCAACAAAAAATATGTTTAAAGATTAATATAAACCCGCACTTAAAAATAACCGTGCACAAAACCAATGTAATATTATGACGAAAGTTATGGACTTATCCTTTTTAAAGGATGTAAAATTAGAAGTTGTTATTAAAGCAACTCCAAAACAAAAAATCTCAACACCTAAATTGCCTACTGAAGCTGATTTAAGAGTATTCTCTAATGGTAAAGTGTATCCTTCGGAAGCATTCGCTAAAGAATACGATTTAGAATTCAAACCTAAAGTAACTTTAGCTGAAGTAGCAGCTGAAGGAGAGGAGCCTACTGTAATTGTAGGAAATGGATTAGATATCTTCACATCTAAAAAGTGGGGAATGATTATGGGTCAATTACCAACTGAATTAGTATTTGTAACTGCTGTACCAAAATCTGCTGCTAAAGTAGACTTATGGGCATCAACCAAATATGATGGGGATACAAATACACCAAAAGCTTCAGTGTTCTTACAAGGAGTATCAACATTCTCAAGAGAAGTATTAGTACCAATGTTAGCTGATATCTATGAAATAGATTGGGAAACTGCTGAGTATGTAGATTTCAATGTATCAAGAGAAGATATAGTTGCCTCTGAAAATAGTATTTATCACTTGCCTAAAGTAGTTTCTACTGGCCAGCACAAAGGTGAAGATACTTATGTGAGAAGAGAAAACTTAACTATCTGTCCTTTGATTGTAGTTCACACTGAGTTAAAAGCAGTAGTTGAACCTGTTGAAAAAGCTAGTATGGATGAAGCTATGAGCAAATCATCTAAAGCTAAAGATCCAAAAGATCATGGAGAAACTAAAGCTCCGGTAAAAGACTGGGCAGCCGACCTACAGAAATAATGGCAACTTTAATCTTTACAGGAGATGCGAGTATATCCTCTTATGGATGTACTCCATTTTCTGAAGGATTAACTTGGCTAATAGGTCTTGATATCATAGGATTAGATACTGAGACTAACGTAGTAGAGTCGATCCTTAATCGACAGCTTAAAGTAGTATCAATTGGTAGTGTAGATGGGTCTAAATTATGGGTAATAGAATGGGATCAATTAACATTTGCTGAAAGTAGTGCTTTAATGAATGAACTTCAAAGAAAGCTATGTATCATGCATAGTGTATCATTTGATTATACTGTATTCCGAAAATGCACTGGTATTAAATTAGAGAAAGTATGGGATACTTATTTAGCTGAGCAAGTTCTAACCAATGGACTCTCAAGTGAAAAAGGATTTCACGGATTACAGGGAATAATGAAAAGACGCTTTGATATTGATATATCGAAAGAAGAGCAGCTTACATTTGAAGATGGTGGACCTTATACTGATAGACAAATTCAGTATGCTGCCATAGATGTTGTCAAATTGTGTGCACTTAGAGAGATTCAAATCTCAGAGATGAAACATTCTGATGATAGAATTAAGCAAGGAAATCATAAAGGTCTTATGAAGACTATGTGGTGGGAGAATGAATTTGTGAAGGTAGTTGGTGATATGGAAATGACGGGAGTTCGTATAGATAAGGAAAAGTGGTACGCGATTGAAGATTCCGTACGTCCTGTTTATGAGAGAGAACTCGCTGAATTAAACAAGATGGTTGTAGATGATTTCTATGATGTACTTGAAGCTAACAATTGGATATCAGATAAAGATGAGTTTAGAAGTAATATTTGGGGATCTGCAGTAAAGAAGAAGAAAATCTTAGATAGAATTTATGATTTTGAAGTAGAAAAGACTGCTAAGACAGAACTGAAAAAGTATCTTGAAGAACACGATCCTGACTTCCCTCCTGGATTAAAATTATCCGGAAAGGCTTGGCAAGAATCATTTTATCCTACATCTTTTACCAATGAATTTGCTATTTTAAAGCTTACGATTCTTAATTCTAAAGATTTTGATGCTACTGACCATCTAAATGGATTCTTGATGACTAATCTGAAGCAATTTTGTATTGAAGAAGATTGGTTACGTCCTGCAGGTCATTTAGATCTGAATTGGGCATCACCTGCTCAAAGATTATTAGTATTTCAAGCTATAAGCCCTAAAATTCAGAGTACAGGTAAAGATGTAATAATAGATTTTGTTCATTTACATCCTATTATACAGCATTTCCTATCTTGGAGTGAGACAGAATATCAATTGAAGAATTTTGGTAAGAAGTTCTATGATAATCACGTAGAAATTGATGGTAAACATCGTACAAGGTTTAATCAAATTATGCAAACAGGTAGATTATCATCTGTTAAGCCTAATATGTTGAATATTCCACGTAAGATTTCTGCATATCGAGCTGCTATAATCCCTGACCCGGGATTCGAGTTAGTCGATGCTGATTATGATGGACAAGAATTGATAATTACTGCTATTCTTTCGCAAGAACCTTCCTGGTTAGAGTATATCTCTAAAGGATATGATTTGCACAGTAAGAATGCTGAGCTGATATTCGGAGATGAATGGGTAGAAGCAACTGAAGAAGGTTGTGCTTATTATGCTCCAGTGGAAAATGGTGAAATAACCGACATATTTGAACATCAATATAAAAAGTGTAAATGTGCTAGCCATATAGAGATGAGAGATAATTCTAAAGCCGTATCATTTGGTTCTATTTATGGAATTTCGTATTTTAAACTCGCTTTTAACTTGAAAATATCTGAGAAGAGAGCTAAGTTTATCTTGAAGAGGTTCTTTGAGATAGTTCCAGCAGTAGCTGCAATGATGGTAGACTTTGGTAACTATGCAATACACAATGGACATATTATTGAACCTGTGTTTGGAAGAATTAGGTTCTTTGACCAATGGAAGTTAAGTGTAGCAGAAGAGCACGGAGCAATTGAAAGAGCAGCGTTTAATACGCCGATTCAATCAAGTGGTTCAGCTATTTTAAAAATAGCATTTGTTCTTATGCGTAGATGGTTAAATCATAACGACCTGAATGAACACATTCAACTACTATTACCTTATCACGATGAGACGATAGCGCAAGCTAGAATTACTGAAGATAGATACTATGTAGATTTATGTAAGAAACAAGTTGAGCATTATATGATGTTAGCTGCGAAGTTAGCAGGATTTAATGTGAGTGCCAGTTCTAAATCAGGAGCATCATGGCTGGAAGCACATTAGTACTTGTAGACAATGTTGTAAAAGAACATGATGGAGATTATATCTTAGGTATAAATTTAGGCCGAAAGGTTAAAGTTGCATTTCACGGAAGTGATGTTTTAAATCATTACATCGCAGTTGGTAAAGAGAATGTTAAATTAGTAACTCAAGGACATTTGTATGTTCTAAATTATAACGTTAAAACATTTGTTCCTACATACCCTATGACATATGAAGAATTTAAAGCTAACGGAAGTAAATTATGAAAGAAAGTGAAATAGAGAGTAAAATACTAACGTGTCACGGAAAAATGATGGCTGTTTCTATCGCTAAATTATTAGATATTAAAGTAGCTCTAGTGTACAGTACATTTCGTAAATACGACAAACGTGTCAAAGGTCCTTATGACACAGGAGAACTGAAGAAGCGTTCTAAAAGTACTGAACGTATATGCAAACCGTATAAAAGTCAATTATGGTAACGAAAATCTTTCATAGAGGTAAATTTAAAAATGTAGATCCTGATAAAGCTCCGAAAGATGCTCGGGAACTAGATTCGTTCTTGATTTATAATGGTGCAAACAAAGTTTTTATACGACTAGTTGGTGGTTGGTACAAAGTACAGAGAGATGGGAGTTTTACTTTCATTTCTCGTACTTTATATCTTCTATCATTTAAAGAATGGCTAGAAATAGCCTTAAACGAAAAATAATGACAATACTAATGGCAAAACAGCATACAAAACGAGACGTAGATGCTATCAGGAGAAAATTGGTAAAGCATGGATATGTTTACGATTTTATGAAGTCTTGTTGGGTTAATCCTGATTTAAGTCATTATACATTATTTGAAACGAATACAGTGAACAGAATAATGTATTCTGTATTTGTAAGTAAAATAAGCCACCTCTCTGAACCCAGAGTTGTGAGAATTAATTATGAATATTTTTATTTATTAGCTAATGGCAAAACAGTATAAATTTACAGCAAGAGAGCTAGTGGCTTTAATTAAAGCTAATCCTTGTAATAAAATACATACAGATGTAGATAAAGAACTAGCAGTGGAGAAGCGTATAACGTTTCTTCAAGACGACCATGAGTGTAGATGTACGTGATAAGTCACAAGCTGATGTAGTAGCATTGTATTTTACAAGAGCTCCTCTTCAGAGTTGCGGAGTATTATCCACAGGGTATGGAAAAAGTAAGGTAGCTATTAACATAATTAGACACCTACAACCTAGTAAGGTTCTTATATTAGTCAACTCGACTTTGTTAAGAGATTATAACTGGGAAATAGAGTTTAAGAAGTGGAATTATCTAACTTTCTTTAAAAACAATGTAGAACTCGTTACGTATCAGACTGCATATAAGTGGAAAAAAGAGACTAAAGACCTCTCGGACTATTTTATACTTGCAGATGAATGTGATTTTGCAGCAGATACAGATGAACTAAGTAAGTTCTTCTATGAATACTCTGATTGCAGAATATTAGGATTAACTGGATTTATAACTGAAGCAAAAATGCCTTGGTTTGATAAACATTTACCTGTATTCACCAGATTAACTGCAGATGAGGCTCAGAACTCCGGAATACTAAATAATTTACATTTCGTATTCGTTCAATATGAATTATCTCAAGACCCATCAAGTCATAAGATAACTTATTTTAAACACGGACAGAAGAGATCCTTTACACAATCAGAATGTAATGCTTATGATTACATCAATAAGAAATGCCAAATAGAAATAGGCAAATCTGCTGAAGTACACCAAGATTTTATGCAAGGTATACTTACTATGGATGAATACAATAAAGCAATAAAGAATGCAGATTATCAGGTACAACGAGTAACAAGAGAACGGTCAGATTTACTGTTAAATTCAGCATCGGCCAGAACAGTAGCAAGAGGTTTAATTGAGCACGTACAAACTACACAACCAGATAGTAAAACGATTATCTTTTCTAAGAGAACAGAACAATCAATTTCTATTTGTGGAACTATGAACGTCTATAATGGTAAAATACCTAAGAAACAAAGGGATGAGAATTATCTCAACTTTTTAGAAGGTAAGATTAATCTATTAGGAGTTTGTGATAAAGTTGATCGTGGGGCAAATATCGACGGATTAGATGTTGGTATTTTAGAAACATTCTTCGGAAATGATACTAAAGCTTCTCAACGATTTGGAAGACTTATGCGTCTTAAACCAAATGAAATGGCTACTGTATACGTTCTATTGCCTTATTATATGAGGCGAGAGAAGAACAATTCGTACACATTGCAAGAAACCCAACAAGTTAAATGGGCTCGTAATATGCTACGAAGTACTAAGATTAAAACAAGTGAAGTGTGGAATTACTGCACTGTAAAACCCAAACAAAAATGACGAAAGATGAAATAATAATAAAGTTAGAAAAATTGAACATCATCGCTGTCATCGGAAAAGAATACATGATAACAGAGAAGTATAAAGAACTTTTATCTACAAGTTTTGCTCCTTTGAAAGATATTCCCTTACCTAAACAGAATTTAGATTATAATTCTTTACTAAATCCATCTACAAATGGAGGTGATTGGCCTATACAAATAAAAGAAACATCAGGTCACGCAAGAGCTACAGGCTTTTGTGATTTATGTGAAATTCCTAGATTTGCTAATAAAGGATATCCTTTACGTGGTATGGGCAAAGACGCTATCAATATTTTAGGCAATATTATAGCAGATAAAAGTATTTGTCCATCTACATTTATAGATAGTGTAAAAACCTACTATAGATATAGTGAAATGCCTAAGGCAATTAAAAATCTTATACTTGAAGGTGTTATACTTGAAGTTTATAGAGAACATATAGAAGGAAAACTAAAATCTTCGCTAACCGGCGAATCTAAAGGAGAGAACTCTACATGGCAAAATTAAATAGTAAATACGAACAGGGATTTCTATCTCAATTAGATGCGTCCCAAAGAGGAGAGATTACATATTTACCTAATGCTTTAGAAGGTGTTGGAGATGTATATAATCTTATGCCATCTAGATATACTTTGATATCTGGTGCCACTGGTGCTGGAAAGACGAGTTTTGCCGATTTTGAATACGTATTAGCTCCTTGGAGTTATTTAGAGAAACTTGAAGATTCTGAAATCTACTGGGAAGTAAATTACTTTTCATTAGAGAGAAAGCAAATGTTTAAGCACGCCAAATGGGTATCGTGGATGATTTATAGAGATGACAATGATATGTTGTTATCGCCAGATCAGATTTTAGGTTGGAAGAATGGCCCGTTAAATACAGCAGGTTATAATCTAGTTAGAAGTTATGATGATGAAATGTCCGGATTGTTAGAACACGTAATGATTAAAGATGGTAAAGTAAGTCCGAAAGTTCTTAGTAGAATAATTAATACTCGAGCGTTAGCGTTAGGAGATTATTATTATACTGATGATATAGGAGTATATTACCGTGATAATCCTGTGTATATTAAACGATTTGAAGATGATAATTTTATAGAAGAGTCTAAAACTGGTCCTAGAAAGTTTATGGGTCTATCCCACAATGGAGAAGACTTTAAACTCTATGAAGATGACTATAGATATTTTATGTATAAGAAGAAATCATTTGTATTCTTTGTAATTGATGGTATTAACTTACTTGGAGACAAAGATGTGATTGATGAAATCAGTATGGAACTAGCTAATGCTAGAGATAGATTTGGATTTAGTCCAGTAATTGTAACCCAGCAAAATAGAGCGATGGGAGATATTCAAAGAATGAAGTTACACGGTAATGACCTGTCACCTCAACTAGAAGATATCTTTAAGAGTTCTCAAATGGGTTTTGATGCAGATTTAATTCTAGGTTTATTCGATCCGTATAGATATAAAGCTTATGACAAAGAAGGTAAATATGGTGGATACTGTATTAACCCAATAGAAGGTCACGAAGCTTCTATGAGAACACCAGGAGGAATCAATAGATTCAGAAGTATGCATATTCTAAAGAATTCCTTTGGAGCCGATGGCGGCAAGTTTGGAATGAAGTTCTTAGGAGAATGTAATCACTTTGAAACTTTACCTCATCCTGATGATATATTGATGCAAAAAATATACGCCCAAGTTCGGTCAGGTGTATAAAATTTTGTATCTTTAGTACCCCGAAAAATAATAATCAAAATTTTAAAAACCAATAAGTATAATGGCAGAAATTGTAATTTATATGGGAGAAAGTGGTTGTGGTAAATCCACAGCATTAAGAAATCTTGACCCTAAGAAAACTCTTATTATCAGTCCTAATGGTAAATCATTACCATTTCCAAAAGGCAATGAGTATGAATTAGGTGTAAATCGTATAGCTACGAGTGAACTTGATGATATTCAACCTACCATAGAACATATCGACAAAGAAATGCCTAATATAAATACTGTAGTAGTAGAGGATTTTACTCACTACTTTACAGCACGTATATTAGACCCTGCTTTTCTAGTTCGTAACAAAGGAAATGAAGCATTTCAAAGATGGAATGAATTTGGAGCATCTGTATTTCAAACAGTGTTTTCTAAATCTGAACAATGGAGAGATGATTTAATTATTGTATTAATTCATCACACTGAACTTAAAGAAGGAGGTTCTATCGGATTCAAAACATCAGGTAAGTTACTTGATAGAATCGTTGATCCACCATCCTATGTGAACTATGTTCTACACGGAGTAGTTGAAGACACTGAAGCAGGAACTCGCTATATGGTACAAACCAATAAAGATAGTGTAAGAGATGCTAAATCTCCTCCTGGGTGCTTTGCAGAAGGTAGAATCTTTAATGATATGGCTAAAATCCTAGATCGTGTCAGAGAGTACAAAAAAGGTAAAATCAAAGCGACATTTATCGAGTAAATTTAATTTAAACTAAAAAACAAAAGTAAATTATGGCATTAATTCCAGTGGGAATCCACAACAACTTAGTGATTTCAGAGAAATCAAAAATAAATGACAAAGGATCTTTAGAACTAGTAATCAAATCTGTTGAAAGCCCTGAGGCTATATTGGCAGCATTAGAGAACAATGAAGTGTATCAGGCTATGGAGTCTAACTTTAGGTTCTTTACTCCTAGTATTACAGATTATAATAAAATACCTAAATCTGCTGCAGATATTGTAAAAGATTTAACTGTACGTAGACATCAACTATCTGTTTTTGCTGAATTATTCGGCACAAAAGAAGAAGTAGCAAAAGCTATAGGAAATATGGCTATGTTTGAAGGTTTAGGAATTCCTCCAGAGACCTATGGTAAAGCCATTGGTCAACTTACGGATGAAGACTTCTTGAAAAAAGTAGACATTAATCTTTGTACTAAATTCTTAAACTTCTTGAAAGCTAAAAATGCTTTTAATAAGAATGATGCAGCATTTAGAGCTAAATGTCCAAGAGGTTCTAAGAATAAAATATTCTCTAGTCTTTCTAAAAGTACTTACGATGTATGGTTAGAACCTATGTCTATTCCACAGCTAGCTTCTAAAATAGAATGGAGTGATTATGAAATAGACCAAGGATTGAATCATTCTAATCCTATTGCTTCTGATGCAACTCAAGCAGCAGTAACAGATGTAAATAAAGCTAACGCTTTGTTCAAAAAACCTGATGCTCACGCTGAATCAGACACGAAAGAAGTAGATAAAATGGCTGAAGAAGCTCCGACTAAAAAACCGGATCTATTCAAAGCTAAAAAGTAATCTAAACACTAGCCCTGTTTCGGCAGGGCTTTTTCATTATGGATTTTTTAGAGGAATATGTAGATAAAAATCTACTCTCTAAGGCTAATGTATTGAAATATGTAGATGATTATTCTATCTATAGTATATACATAGGAATTGAACTGGAACTCTACACAAAATATAGTTCACCCTTAAGAGATGGAGATAACGACCCAAGCTTTTCTTTATATTATAGTAAGTATAACCGAGATGTAATAATGTTTAAAGATAATGCTACCGGATTACACGGTAATGTTTTTAAATTCTTACGCTACCTAATGGGTGGAGGAGAACAGTTAATACCTCTTAGAAATGCATTACTTCAAATCAATAGTGATTTTCAACTAGGATTAAATAATGAAGATTGTGGCGAATTTATACCTCATTTAGTAAAAAGTAAACCTTTATACAAGGCACCTGTCAAAATCGAAGTTACAGGCCGCCAGGTAGAATCTAAAGAGTATCTCGATTATTGGGACTTCTTAGAAATTCCACTCAGAACTCGTAGAAAGTATTACTGTAAAGATGTACTAGTTGTGCATTATATTACAGATACCCATATGAGTATTAATGTTAGATCTATGGCAGTTAGCTATGAAATCGTAGGACATTATAAGGTTTATCAACCATTTGAAGAACGTAAGTACAAGTTTAGGAATAACTATCCTTCAGGATTTGTAGAAGGCGCTATTCAATTAGATTTCAAACAAGATTTTTGTATTATCACCAAGAGCACCAAAGAGATTATGTTCTTAGATGCTCATTTCGGATGGGAAGCCGTCGCTGGTACATCAGAAAATAGTATGGTTAATAAGTATTTTATGGAGAATACTTTAAAGTTAAAGTATAAGAAAGTATTCATCTGGTTAGACAACGATAAAGCTGGACGAGTAGCTCAACAAAGATATTTAGATGCGTATCCTTGGCTAATACCTATCAAGTTTGACGAGTTCTTAGAAGACTCTGACCCGACTGATTTGTTTGGAAGATTAAAGAAAGAGGGTAAAAAACAAAAAGCTTTAGATTATCTAAGGTATTTAATAGAAAGTAAATTAAAAACGTAAAAATAAGTGGCGGAAATTGACATTATACGGGATGAGAGGCCCGGAATAAAAAAGGAAATAGATGAGGGAGCTTACGATTTAATATTTCAAGCTGTCCAAGAAGATCAATATTCCTTTCCTATACGTAGTTTTATACGAGAAGGAATAAGCAATGGTTTAGATGCTATTGTAGAACGTACCGTATATGAAGCAATCACTGCGGGACAACCTGTAGAGAATTATTATCTACAGCGAATGGATACTAAGTTATTAAAAGATTCAGGATTTGACGATAGTTATTATAACCCTGCATTCCTTAGTACAAACGATAAAGTAGTAGTTACTTATATCGAGAACTCTCCTAGAGATAGGATTGAAATTACAGATAAAGGAGTTGGGCTAAGTGGCTCTAGGTTAAAGGGTTACTTTAAAATAGGATTTTCGTCAAAAAGAAATATGAAGCATGTGATTGGCAAATTTGGAGCCGGATCTAAAGCAGGTCTTGCAACTGGAGTAGATTACTTCGTGATGGAAACTTGTTACAGCGGATTTAGAACTTCATTTATGATTTTCAAACACGATTATGAACCTATTACACCTCAGCATGAAAATGGTAAGCAAGAAATGTGGTCTGTGACCATGGCTAATGATGAAGTAGAAGAGAGACCTGTTTATTGGGAACCTACTACTGAATCTAATGGTGTTACCGTAACTTTAGAAGTAAAGAAACATAATAAAGATGCATTCATTAAAGCTGTTAGAGAACAGTTTCAATACTTCAATGGTAAAGTACGATTAAACCATATGAAAGAAGATGGTTCTATTGTAACTGACAAGTTAAATGAAACCCCTTCTTATGAATCTGATGTATTATTAATTCCAAAATATTCTACATATACGTCTCCTCATATTTTAGTGGATGGGATATCCTATGGAGTAATAAGTTGGGAAGAACTTGAGTTGGATAGACGTCAAGGTAGAATTGCTATTAAAGTAGCAGCTACAGACGTAGATATTACCCAATCAAGAGAGTCATTGAAATGGACAGAGAAAACCAAGAAGACTATTCTATCTGCTGTAGAATCTGCAAAGGAAGAAGCATCTGATTACATAACTAACCGATTAAAGTTAGTGGATGATCAGGATATTTTTCACTTGAACAGATTGTATAGCACTATGCATACTCGAGAGTCTGATTCAGTAGACAGTCAATTTAAGAAATTCTTAGATATTTCTGCTATTACTGCAAAGTTTGTTCTGCGTAAACCATTTAAAGATATTACTACCAGAATGTCATTTAATTTGTTTGAGTTCTTATTCTATTCTTTCACCGTAAAGAAGGTTAGTACCTATAAAGAAGGAAGTAAGATTAAGATTAGAACTGAGACTATAGAGTCATTTAGACTTATTGGAGATGCGAAGATTATTTATGCAGCTCAATCATCTTTAGGACCAAGATTAGCCGTACATCTACTTAATAAATATGATGTTGGACATTTTGTATACATAAGAAAGAACTCTGCAAAAACTAAATCTATTCTTGAATTTCAAAAGAAAGAATATCCTACTAGTCAAGTTGATGAGTACACTATAGATTTATTAGAAAAATATTCTGACCTAAATCTTGATGAGTATGATGTAGTTTATGATGAAACTGAAGATGAACTTGAAGGAGATGTGTCCGAAGAAGTAAAAGAAACGGGCTTAGCTGCTATGGAGCGTAAGATTAATAAGGAAGTTCTGTATATGCAGTATGAAGACCAAAATTTGAGGTTTAATGGACGGGATAATTTTAGTTACAATAGGATTAAACATACCATTAAACAAAATCAAATTGAAACTAGGTTTGAGGACTTTCCTGAAGGTATTATTATAGTACCTGCAAAGTTTACAGTTTTAGGTAAATTAATAGAGGTAGCTTGTTATATGACAACAGGAGAATTCCCTAGAAATGTAATTTATATTTCTCAAGAAGTAGTAAAATACTTTTTACCTTATGGAATACTAGTGACAGATTACTTTAGACAATTAAACACACAAACCGGAGAACTCACGATAGGCAAACATATTAGAAATCTAAATACTTTACGTATCTTTAGAAAACTTTTACATAAATATAATACATATGCAACTAATGATAACATCATAGAATCTTTAACTGATATTAATCATAACATGTATGAAACCTTGAGGAGAACCTCAGGAAATACTGACCCAAAATACATATTAGAGAACAAAATAGGTTCTAATTCTGATATGATAGATGAAATTTTTGAATACCTAGAAGTACTAGAAAAATTTCAACAAACTGTGAAAACAGGAGACAAAGAGTTGATTGCAAAAGAAGCTCTTGCATTGTTTAGTAGTGATGAAATCTACTATTTAGATGCATACGACGAAGAGTTTATATCCGTAATAGAATCTGAGTTTAAAAGGTTAGAACCTATTGAACCTCTACTTGCTGTTACTGAAGATACAGACTTGACAAGATCAAAAGAATTATTCAATTTTATATTAGAAACCAAAAACAAATTAAGAAATGATAGTATATAGAAAATTACAAGACACAATTGCAGGAACAGTAGATGGTAAACCGTTTAATATGGCTAAAACACCTGAGAATATTACATTCTTAGATAAAGCTAATAAAGATGGAGCTACCGTTGAAGAGGTTCTTGCATACGTTAAAGCAAGTCGAAGCAATGAGATTGCTATGACAAATAAATATTTAATATTTCGTCCCGCTACGGATGAGTATTTCTTAGCCTTTGATGGCTTCAGAAGTAAACAACCTATTCCTGCAGTATTGAGAGCTATCATAGAACGCTCTTATGATAAGGATATTGATTTTATGCCGGTTATTAAAACTTGGGCGAGATTACTTGGTAATCCTCGTTATAGTGAAGATATGGCTCGTTATTTTGAAACCTATTTAGATACTACTTTTGTAGATGAAGATGAAGTTAGACGTTTGATGGATGAAGAAGATTATACAAGAGAAGCTGCTAAAGCTCTAGCTACTTACCAAGATATCGCAATATCTCAAGAAGGTTTATTAGTTACTTATAAAGTTGCAGAAATTGTAACTTGGGAGTATATGATGGAACTTCAAGAAGATGGTACTTATGAAAAAGTTATGAAAGATTCACTAGTAAGAATTCCTGCTGTAATTGATACTGTAACAGGAGAAGTTCTTGAGGAAGAAAAATTTGAAAAACCTGTTACTAAAGAAGAATTCATATTTACACCGGCTATATATAGAAATGGACATAAATTCTATTCGGGAGATAAATTAGGTTATATCTATCAAGTTGGTAAAGTTCAATATTTACCTGCTGAAGCACCTAGAAATCTAAACAATTCGTTTGGTGGAGGTGGTCTTTATATTGGAGGCTTAAATTATGTAGAAGGTTACAGAAGTAGTGGTACTCACGTACTTACTTGTTTTGTAAATCCAAGTGATATTATATCTTTCCAAGCAGAAGGTTCCGCAATTAGAGTTGATGCTTTAATGCCTAACAATGTTTGGGATGAAGCTGCAAAATTAGCAGGAGTATATCATAGCTCTGATTATGGAAAAATGTCTGGAGCTCGTATCGACGAAATCGTTAAGCTTGCTGTTGAAAATGGAGTAGACATCTTGAAAGAACAGACTGACTCTCCTGATGAGTAAATTGTTATCAATACTAGATTTGGACAGTATGTTACACATTGTAGCTGCTGTCCAATATGGTGCAGGTAATAGAGATAGACCTGGTATTGTGAAGGGTCACGTACATAGGTTTATTTCTACTATTTGTAAGAACTCTGGAAGTGATGATATCCTAATGTTATACCAGAACAAAGGTCATAACAACTTCAGGAATGATATTCTTCCTTCCTATAAAGGACACAGAGTTCCTTCAGATGCTATATTGTGTTGGAAAGATACAATTATCCAAGCATTTCAAGAAGCTAACGCGTATCCTTTAAATAACATAGAGACTGATGATGCTATGAGTATTTTAGCTGAACATATTGGCTATAGAAAAGTACTCTTAATCACTGCAGATAAAGATATGAAACAAGTCCCTACACAATTTTATAATCCATTTAAAAAGAATATTACTTGGGAAGATCGTTGGTATAGTGCCACCGAAGCTCAAGCTGAAAGATTCTTATGGGAACAAGTTCTGGCTGGAGACCCTACTGATATGCCAGGTGAGTTTTGTGGAATTGAAGGTGTTGGTCCAAAAACTGCAATTAAAATGTGTGACTGTGAATTACCCTATGGAGCAATTGTAAACAAAGAGTATACGAAGAAGTATGAAGAAGATGGCCTTGCTCGAGCAGCTCTGACTTATAAAATGGTTAGACTACTTAGAATGAGTGACCTAGAAGGTTCTTACATCAATAAAGATGCAGTTAATGAAATAAAAGATTTGTTAGCTGACCATAGAAACTTCTTTTACCCTATCATAGATACGATAGCTGATTTATTTCAGAAGAGTACACCAGACCCAACTTCATTATTTAAAAAATAAAAATTATGATTATACCAAAAGATGATTCTTTAGTAACGTATTATGTACTTCCTTTGGTTGGTGTAAACAAATTAACTTTTGGGAGGTCTTTCAAAGCTTCCTTTCTTTCACAAGATGGGACCAAAGTTTATGTAGAGCTTTCTAAGAATATGCATACCCCTAATTACAAAGCTAACTATAACTACGTTGTTGAAATGATGCACGGAGATGTTAAATTTGTGATATTTATCATACCTACAGAATATGCAATTGATATTGAACATTTTATAGCAGGTACATATTCTAAATTTCAAAAGAGTACAAAGAAGAAAATTTATCAAACCTCATCCCTACCTTATAATGCAACTATGGGAAGTTTTTCTGTTTCAAGCCCTATATTACAAGCTTTAGACAAAACAAAAACTCTTCGTAGTCATTTGATAAGCAGTTTAGGTATGAAAGAAAAGGATATTCCTTTTTCTAGTGAACTAATAGACCCACCTAAAGATAGTTGGTTTATTGAACACCGATTTCAACATGTATAATTTAAGTAGAATAAAATTTATAGGATGGATTTGTACAAGTTGTTTCTTTGAACAAAAAGGAACAATGATTAAAGAAGATTTAATTAAAGGTTCTGAGTTTATAGTGACAGTTCAGAACCTTCTTGACCATACCCAAAATATCCCTAGTCGTCTAATTGATGAAGAGGTAGATTCACGATACGTAAGGAATGATCAGTGCATATTATATTATAAACATTAAATATTAATTATGAAAATGATTTTTATATCTTTATTTATATTATTTAGTATAAATGAGAATACTTCTGTTACAGTGACTGTATATCATGCAGTTCCTGAACAGTGTAATTCAGACCCCGGACACACAGCTTCAATGTTTAAGCTGAACTTGAGCGACCCTTATAGTCATAAGATTATAGCCGTCTCAAGAGACCTACTAAAGAAGTACCCTTTTGGTTCTTGTGTAGTAGTTAAAGGAACCGATTATGATGGTACCTACCAAGTACAAGATCTTTTAAATAAGAGATACAAAAAACGAATTGATATTTTAATTAACCTGGATATGCCCATTGGGAAATGGACAAATGCCACAATAACCGAAACTAAATGAAAGAATTTTCACCAATGTTATTACCAAACAATAAAGCAGGAGAAGCTCCTGATTGGGAAGAACGATTAGATAATGTATCTGATTGGCTTATATCCAATAAAGCAGATGGAGGACGAGTAGAAATATACGGGTCTGGAGATTTAACAGGAAGAAGTCTTAAAAATTTACCAAGTATGCATATGAATCGTATGGCAGAAGATCTTGCACTACTATTACAATTTGATGGTGTTATAGAAGCTGAATTTTATAGTCCTAATATGAATTTCTCTGAGATAATGCACTTCTTTAAAACTGAAGATGTAACATCAGACCATACTGTAAGTAAATACGAAAAACTATGGGCTAAATCAGAAGGTGTAGAAGAAAAGGGTTGGCCTTATCCCGGAAGAGATGTAAAATGGGCAACTACTTGGCATCCTTGCTTAAGGTTCTATGTATTTGACCACTTAACTCACAGTAAAGATAGTAGAACTAAGAATGAAAGATATGAAAACCTTGTAAATATTTTTACTGAGTTATCTTATATAGATAAATTAGCTTGCATAATTCCTCAGTATTCAGTACGTGATATTGATGCAGTATATCAAGCATTCGACCAAGCTATAATAGATGGTTACGAAGGTATTGTACTTATGTATAGATATTCTCGGTATAAAATGGGAAGACATACTTTAAAATCTAAGCAAGCCTTTAAGATTAAAGATGATATTGCTCCGTTCGATGGCATAATTCTATCCGTAGAAGAAGCTACTGAAGCTAGAGAAGGTTCTGAGAGAACTGTCAATGAACTTGGACGTAGTGTTACCTCTAAACTGAAGGAAGACAGAATTCCTAGTGGAATGGCTAAAGGCTTTAAAGTTTCTATGGATGATGGTAATGAACTTACTGTATCCTTAAATGATTTCAATCACGCTGAGCGTAGAGAACTACTTAAGAATGAGAATTACTGGATAGGACAAACCATCAGATTTACTGGTGCTCCTCCTGTAAAAGCAGGAGGTTGCCCGCGCCACAGCCACTATAGTCGCGGAAATGTGCGTGATTCTAAATAATTTAAAAAGTATAACAAATTTATTAATGCAGAAAAATTATAAACAATGAAAATAATAGGACAAACACTTAATGGCTACATTATTGAGGCCACTAATACTGAAGTAAGAGCAATTTTAGATGCTACTGGCGTTAAAAGTAAAGGAAACAAAGTAGAACCCGTAGTGGGTGATAGACTACCAGCTTTTGATTATGCTGGTGTAATTGTACAATGCAAAGCATTTAAAACATCATATGATTACACTGAAATTAAACGTAAGATGACTGACTTATCTGACACTTTCTTTAAAATAACAAGTGCCGTTGATAGTTTAGATTTCAAAGAAGATGTCTAATTTATTAGAATTAGACGACGACTCCCTAATGCCTTGGGGTAAACACAAAGGCGATAAGATGAAGAATGTCCCAGATGCATATTTAAAATATATGTATGATTCTGGGAAAGTAGACGCTAGAGTCAAAGCGTATATAGAAGAATATTTAAACTATACAGAATGAAAAAATTTATAATAGCATTCATCTTTAATCTCATAGTTGCATCAGTAGTCTACCATATTATTATTGTAGGCTTCTTTGTTTCTATATGGGATTTTAGTAGAATAACAGAAATGTACACCTCGGAAGGAGCAATAGGAATATTTAGAATAGCAATCTTTATAGTGTTCTTAGCTAGTTTTATGGGGAGATTAAAAATAGACTTTAAATCTAACGACGATGAATAAAGAAGAACTAATACTTAGAATTTTTGAAATTAATGCTATAACGAGTACTCGTTTACAATCTACAGATGCTTTACGTAAGTTAAGTACATTAGAACTTACTCTTAAACTTAATGATTTATATACTCCTTACATTCTTAAGTTACATGAATGTTACTATGATAAGAAAATAGGAAAAAATATACTTAAAGTCCCTGGAGGATGGCTATACGGAAATTATGATTCCGTAGCAGATAGAGTATACGATGAAATCTTTGTATCTTCAGTAGTATGAACAGAGTAAAAACTTATGTAACTTTGATCTTATGATTAAATTACATTACGATCCTATTTTAGGATATACACATAGTTCGATAGAGCCTGAACTAAAAGGCTCTACTCGAATTTACAATAAGAGTTACTTTTCCAGATTCACCAGTAAAATGGTACCTCGGGTTTCAAGACTCTTTAGAACTCAATATAAACAAACAACTAAAAGACATGATGACAACTAAAAGATTTCCTGAGTTTGATGCCAGACAGAGTGGTTCTATGGATAGAATAACTGTTCATTTAGAATGCTTCGTTAGAATCAAACGGGATAATAGATATTGGAAAGTACTAGTGGCAGATGATTTTACATATATGAATTACATAAAAGAATTTCAGCAGTTTACAATTGATGTACAAAGATTTCACGCACACTGTAGAATGACTGAGCTGTTCTTTCAAATGCCCAGTGAAAATATGCTTGAACAATTACTCAGAAGAGGAATTTTTGAAGAGTGCCACTCACATTTATCTAATAAAGAAGAAGACCTACTGCGTTATGGAAAAACTATTTAATCCAACCCAAGAGGACTTTTTCGATATGTGGGCCCAAGAACTCGTAGATGCAGGATACATTGATGAATTAGTATCTCATCCTGATGTACCTACATTTCAATTGTTTGATGGTTTATCTAAGCCATTTGATAAAAAGAAGAATGTAATTCTAAATCCAGTAGCTTATACTCCAGATAGAATTATTAAATGGAATCCAAAAGCTAAAGGTATTTTCTACACTCCGTTTGAAGCTGAAAATAGTATGTGGAGTGACTGTTACTTTAATCCTCAGTATAAACATCCAACAGTAATTGAAGAGAGTGAAGGATTCTACTACTCAATAGTAGAAGTGAAAGGACCAACAGGTAACCAAAAAGCTTATGGTCAAGACTTTAAATTTACTCAGAAGTGGTTATGGGCTAACACACAACAGTTTGTGCAGAAGGTAATGCTATCTCCTATAAAACCTATGAAGTCAGATCTTAAATACTTGTGGGCAACTACATTTACACCGAAGAGGTTCTTGTATACTGATAAATTATCTACTAACAAGAACAACCCAGTACCCTGGAGGACTATTCCTAACAAGAAAGGAGTACCTAATTGGGAAGTAAGAACTTTAGAGGAATTCCTTAAACTAAAAAAATTATGAATAAATTAATTCAAACAAGATTACATAATAGTGAAAAGTCTAATGAAAGAGGTAATTGCTTTCCAACAGTTATAGCCTGTTTAATGGGATATGAAAGCCCTGAAGATGTTATACAAATTCAAGAGTATTATAAAGGAGTAGAAGAGGAAGAAGACCATAATTGGATAGATGTATTGATGCAGTGGCTAAATGAAAGAAATTATGATTGGTATGGTTTAGAAGGCCATCAATTTGATGATAGCTTCTATTTAGTAACAGGAAGGACAGAAAGAGGAACTGTACACGTTTGTATTTATAAAAATGGTAAGTTATATCACGATCCCCACCCAAGTGGAAAAGGTCTAACTGAAATATTAAATTATGAAATAATTGAACGTATAAAAAACCCTACCGATTAAGGTAGGGTCAAAAAATAACCAAAAATAAAAAAGTATAAATGACTTCATTAAGTTCAAATATAATGATTTTCTAAATAATATACTAACTTTACATTTTAAAATATAGATTATGGAAGAATTAACTTTATTAGAAACTATTGAATGGGCTCAACACCCATTTGAAATATGTGCAGGTCAGCCTATTATACAAGCAGCTAACTTTGAGTCATTATCAAATGACTTGTCTTCATTTAAAGAGGTTACACTTACTTCTGCAGAAATACTAGCAGTTCTTATTGAACAATCTAAACGTTTTACGGCGTGTGGTGGTAATAATGCAGAAGTATCTCGCTTTGGTGTAGTCAGAAAGATGCCTAAAAGTGGGTGGAAGTACCTTATTGACATATTTGTTGCAAAATAGAAAAAGCCTGCGTAAACAGGCTTATTCTTGAGGATAAATGTAATTTAAAAACGTAATTATGTAACTCTACGTTGCAAATATACAACTATTATTGATACAAACAAATAAAAGTTTAATATAATAAACTTTGTTATGTAAATAATATTTTCTATTTTTGTACAGAATAACAAAATATATAATCGTAACTATGGACAAAAAAAGTACTGATGGTTCTAAAAAAGAACTAACAAAAGAAGAATTTGCAAAACAGTCTCTTGATAACAACAAAGACAAAGAACCTCAATCTAAGGTAGCTGAAAAGCCTATTGCAGAGCAACCTAAGCCAGAATCATTTAATGTTTCTCTGGAAGGAGTTGATGAGCTAGTGAAAGCTATTAATGAAACAGTTTCTAGCAAGTACGTTAAACAAGTAATATTTACTGTGATTAACGAGAATTTTAAACCTATTTTTCCTGAGAAGTAAGTGAGCTTACCCGACTTAAAAGCCCTGCAGTTTAATAAATTGTAGGGTTTTTTAATTACAAGGAGAATCTATCCAACAATTAGCACCCATCCAACCACTTGGAGCTTGATTAATAGCTATGATAAGGTCATTGCTATCTAAAGTAATAGCTTTAGTTACAGTGAATACGTCAGTTCCATCTAGTGTATACGCAAAAGTTAGCCACCAATACTTACCGGCTCCCGGCGATACTGTTAGTAAATCATCAGCATAAAGTTGAGCTCCAGTCTGAAGTGTATCAGCTGAATTCATAAATAGTAATTGTGCTGTAGAACTTCCTAGTATAGTGGTTCTATCAATCTCATTACAAGTATCAATAAAACAACTAGGTGAAGTTAATCCAAGAATCCTACGGGCTTCTCCTAAATGAGTAGCACCTGGAGTTGGGTCGGTTGAATACTCGGCCAGTGTAAGTGGAATTGTTTGGTTTATGATAGAACCTTCATTAATTGGTGCAGTAGTATGTGAATATGCTACATCAATAGTTAGATTTGGATCACTCAGTCCTTCTGTGCTGACACTTAAGTACATTTCACTACTAAGTATGCCAATCCATACATTTGCGTCCAGCTCAGGGTCTAATTGAGGTTCTCTATAATGTGTAATAATTACTGAACCTGCATCTATTTTAGTTTCATACGTAATAGTCTCTGCTGTATTTACATTAGTGAAGGATAGTAATCCATAAACAGCGTATGGTAATTGATACGTTAGAACTAAGTTTAGATCAATGATAACGCTCCTTTCAGTTAGTTCAATGTTTCCATTTACTAAGTAAGCTTGAGACGAGAATTTATAAAGTATACTTGATGTTAAGGTTTGTTGTAATGGGGTAGGATACCCGCGATAATCTATAGTACTAATTGGTTCTTGATTATAAGCCTCCCCATTATAACCATATAACATATCTTTAAAAATGTAAGGACTTAAACCTACAAAATCTAATTTCAAATCATCTGCATCGTCTTGATTTTCTGCTGCAAATATACCTCCATTGAACGTCCAAGTGGATACTACAGCTTTGTTGATACAGCCATCCTCCCAAGAAGAGGTACTAAATAATGCAAATGGTGCTCCCGAGAGTCCAGTATCATTAACTGGAACTCGAGAACCTCCGTGTAGAGCATTCCATTCAAAATTATCTGAATTGTTTGCCATTAGTTTCTATTGTTAAGTGTTCAGCCATTTGGATTTCCAGATGACACCGATGAGTAAGTAGTTAAGGATAATAAAGCAGCTATAAGACCTGCTTCTATACCTAAAAGTAAAGCAGCATCAGAGTAAGAAGCGCCCACTTCCCATGCGTATACAGCATAATGCAAATTAGCAACTAAATCAACTGAAAATACTAATGCTAGTACTCTACGTATTGAAATTTGTTTATCGTGACCTAACCACATTGGTTCTATATATCTAAAGAATTTTTTCATAATTTAATTTTCCAGTAAAGTTGTACACCATAATTCATATGTCCATCAAAGTCTGGGCCTGCATACACTCCATATATTTGGTCTCTTTTGGTCTTTAATAAGAACCCACCGTGTACTTGATCAATTAAGCTGTTTTTATTTCCTTGCAAATGTATTCCTCCATACACTTGTGTTCTATTAGAATAAGTATTAATAGTTTTTGTTATAACAGGATAGTCTAATTTATAAGATAATTGTCTGTTTAATATTTCATTCTTATAAACTATTTCATCCACCTGTACATATCCAATACTATCAACTTGTATTTTATCTAGATATGAGTTCTTGGTTAAGAACTTATCAGCAAGATCATCATATTGTTTCTTTAATATGTCATAGTTTGGATTAGCGACATACTCAGTATCTTTTACTATTGTGGGTTCAGAATGAATTATTTCAGGTTCAGAGTAAATAAGACTGTCATGAGGTACCCAAACAGTATCAATTTCTATTACAATTTCTGGAGGTGTAGGAGGTCTTCTATTACATCTTTGAAAAAATATAATAGCTAATAGTACTACTATTAATAAAGGCAAAAAGTAAGTTTTTATGAATCCCATTATCTTTTGTATTTATTTTTATTACTATTTCTTTTTGTGTTTACTTTATTCTCGCAAGTAATATCACAAGTATTTAGTTTTTCTATTAGAAATTTATTCTCTTTATCTAATGCTTTAACCTTAGCTCTATACGAGTCAATTTCATTCATTGCTTTAAATAACTCCTTCTTTAGAACTTTATACGCTTTGTTTGCCTTGTCTAAACTTGCCTGTGTTTCATCTAGCTGAGTTCTTACTGTAGCTAACATCTTTTGAGATAGATTAAAACTACCTGATAAACTATCTATATCTATGTTAAAAGTCATACTCTTATCATAAAGATGTTTATCTAATCTAGTTTGTCTTCCTGTGAAATACGCTATTATTCCTCCAGCTAGTAACAAAATTTGTGACCAGTTCTCCTTTAAAAATTCTGTTATCATAATTATTTACATTTATTTCCTCGACGTAAAATTACTACAATTATTTTAAACTAACTAAAAATGTCTACACATTAAAGAAATAGATCTTAGGGTTCTCCGGATAATCACACGTATCAATATGTAACCAAGTAATAGGAACTCCATCTTTAAGATGTTCTAATCTAATCTTACAAGGAAATATATCTTGATGTAATATAATCCATTTTCTTGCAAATTCAGCATCCATATCAGTAATTGTAATATCAAAAGCTTTACCAAGTACATGTCCAGATAAATACATTTTTTTCTCCAGAGTAGCTCCATAAAATATAAACTGAATGTTGTCTCTAAATCCACGTTCATCAAAAGAACTATTCTTGTGCCAATTATTAATTAGAAACGGTTTACCTATTCCTTCTCTTAGTAATAGTAAACTATGGAGAGCGCTTGTATCAAATACAAACCAAGATTGATTCTTATGTTTATTGTACACATTTAGACCTACGAGTTCTTGTATCTTAAAGTACTTCTTTAAATTCTGTATTATTTCTTTTCTTTCCATGATTTTAAATTATTATTATGGATAAACTCTTATTTCTACTGCTGTTCTTACTAATAAATCATCTGCCTCCACAAACGACCTATTAAAACTTACTAATTGTACCACATCAGGAGATAACCCACTATTTGCTGTCACTTGTATAGCACCAGACCTTGTATCAAGATAAGTTTGATTTACAAGCATTACAGTTTTATCTTGTGTAAATTCTCCAGCTAAAGTACATCTATATATACCTGTTGATAACCTTGTCCAAGCAGGTGTGCCACTTAATGTACTCTCTAGTACTATTACAGTTGGAGCATCTGTTCCTAGTTGTGTAACTAGAGCTACATATACTTTATAAGGTAAGGTAATACTTGAGGGCGTTTCCCAAGTAAGGCCAGTACTTGCTGCATTATTTACAGTTAATACTTGACCACTTGCACCAAGACTAAGCAAAGACGGTATTGTACTGTAAGTAATCAATTGACCCTTTGTTATTGGTGTTGGTACATCTGATGAGACAGGTTTCCAAATAGCATTACCATCTACATCTACTGCTGTTAATACATAATCAACAACAGCTCCCTCTTTTATCTGTATCTTATCTGTAATATATTTCTTACTCATAATTGTTTATTTTACTCCGTTTGAAATTGCCATATGCTCTTCTGCTGATAAGGCTCTTTTGTATAGTTTTACGTTTGATTCTTTTCCTGAAAATATTCCAGTTGAAGCACCAAGAACTCCAATTTTAAAAGGATATGATATATTAGAAAATATAGAGAATCCTGTACCTATATTTGTTTTTGTTGTTATTACCTCTATTCCATTTATATAAATTATCCCCACCCCATTTAAGTAAGTAAATCCAATAGTATAATCTGTGTTTATAAATATGGCTTCAGTTAGAGATGCGAACGTAGAATAATTTGAGGAAACTCCATAATCAAATAATTGAATTGATATTTTATTAGAGCTTATGTATACAAGATACTCTTTATTACTACCGCCTGAATCTGATTTAGATAATGGTACTGAAATAGAGCTTAAATCATTAAAATTAACATCAAACACCATACTAAAAGCGTCATTAGGTAAAGTATATCTATCCACATCTGCAAAACTTATATTTGAAGTTGTACCATTAAAATAAGAACTTCCTAAATTACTTGCCACAGGTTTTAAAAATGTAGCACCACTTACCGTTGCTGTTAAACTATTTGTTTTATCTTCCCAAGTAGTTGATGACATTCCCTCTGCGTTTAGGTCTAAGATGCAACCTGCTTGAACTACTGACACATCATCAATATCTGCTACAAATCCTGTTCCTGTATAAAATGCAAAATCACCATTAGCATTTGCAAGAGGTGTTAAATATAGTGTCCTTGCCCCATCTGATGAATATTGTGTTCCCCACGCAGCCCCCCTTGCTGCTACTCTAATATACCCACTTGAATAATTACTAATAGTAAATTTTACTATTAATGGATGAAGGGTTGTTATTTTGTTAGTTTCTTTTAATATATCACCACCACCAGAGAAATTAGAATGAGCAACATTATCTGCAATTGTAACTCCTGTATTTTTAATCCAATCACTATCTGTTGTGAATGTTCCGTTTGCAATTAGTTCTCCACTTGTCGTTATTCTATCCACCCATTCAATAGGATATTCAGGCTTTGAATAGTTTGCTACTTGTAAACTCGTAAGGTTGTAATTGAAAACCCTTAGCATTGAGATTGAGCCTTCTGGTAAATATCCTGTTTCCCCTGTTTTATTAATAGCAACAGTATAATCATAATTATCTATAACCGTAGTTGTGTCAGCTACTCCATTTATATAAAATGTTCCTATTGTACCGTTACGAGAATATCCTATTGTACAATCTGTATTAAGAGGCACTACTACTATTGATGTGTTATATCCTATGCCTTGCTTACCTGCTCTTATATTGCCTGTGGGCGTTATATAAATGCTAAAACTATTATTACCCCCATCTAATAAAGTTTTATTATATGATTTTAAATTAACTTTCATCACCACACTAAAATCCCCTGTTCCAAACGCTGGAATTGATGGTAAATTAACATAATCATTAACCCCATCAAATGAATATTCTCTCCTACCATTTCCTGATTTGTCAAGTACTGGATAGACATCTGTATTTACGCCAATAGCGTTGCTTATTTTATCTCTTGTCCCGTTCCATTCATCTAAAGCGCAATCAAATATTAATCCTTTATTTAAACTTGAATTTATCATAATTTTTCTTTTTTATTTAATTTTTTTTATTTAAAATATATTACTTACTATATTGACCCATCCGTAAACTCCACTTGATGTTGCCATAACCATATCAGTATAACTTCCTAATCCATCTTCTCGGTATCTTAAAGCACCTCTATTATCTACTGTTGCACCTGTTGTATCATCACCAACTGTTACACTTCCGTTTGCTTTTACATTGGTTACTGAAACTCCACCACTACCATCTGCTATACCAGATACTTCTAAAACTCTTGTATTTCCAATAGTAATACCTACACCAAGAACATCACCACTTACTGCATCTGATGTTACTGGTATATCAACTATATCCATCAATTCTTGATTAGCTACGTGGTATAAAGAACCTATAGCAACTGTGTTACCAAATTCTATTAAATTATCTTTAGAGATTTTTAGTAAGTTAGATATATCATTAGCATAGTTCAATCCTTGTAGCCAAGATGTGTTATTAACTCCTAATATTATATTTCCATCTACTCTACTACTGCCGTCAATCCAAGAATCTGCTACTTGAGCTATTGCTATTTGGTTCTGAATGTAGTTAGCCGAACCACTTGTAGGTGCATAGTCTAATCCTGCTAGAGTTTGGTCACCTGTGTTAGTTCCACTTACAGCATTTAAAGCTGTTATATTAGAGTGTATCTGAGCTGAATAATCTGTTTCTGCTATAAAGTTAGCTAATCTATAATCATTAGCATACAATGAATTGGCTGCATTATTATTTGAATTATCTGTACCTACTGCATCAAAGTCAGTTGTTACAACTGGTATATATGGTGTTCCACTTACTTCTCCGTAAGCTACTTGTTTAGAACTAAATACACCTGTAGCTGAATTATAAGCTGTGAAATATTCCTTAGT